TTAACGTTCTCAATGAAAAGGTAAGTGGGTTTATTTTCTTCTTCGAGCTGTCCGACAAGGTACATAACTCTGAAAAACAGGCTTGAACGCTTTCCTTGAAATCCGGCTTGCTTTCCTGCAACGGATATGTCCTGACAAGGGAATCCGAAGCACCAGCAGTCGGCTTTTGGAATGTCTCCGGCATACACTCTTCTAATGTCATTTGCGTACCATTCTCCATTTCTGTATTCCTCCTTTAATATTTCTTTCTGTCTTTTCTTGATAGGAATATCTTCCAATGCCTTTCGCTGCTCGTCTGTCAGCAAGTGCATTGAGATGTAACTCGCAGTAGCAAATTTATCAAATTCGCAAAAACCAACGCATTCATGCCCCGCCAATTCCATTCCCCTACGAAATCCTCCGATTCCTGCGAAAAAATCTATAAATTTCATTTTAAACTCCCATCTTCTTAACCAGATTCTTATTCAATCCCTATTAACATCAAGCTTAGTTTGCTGTAACAAGGGCAAATTCTTGTATGATCGAAAATATCTTCCAGTAAAACACAATGCGGAAAAAGCTGCTTTACCTCATAGATATGCTCTTTTTCTTCCCCACCACGTTCTGCGTATTTGATTCTTTTGTCAACATGCAAATCAAACGTTTTACTTATATATGCTTTAAGCCCATATATGTTCACTTTGCTCATTTTTGTGCACCAATCCTTCCTTAAAAGCCACTATTGCAGCTTCCTTACTGTGATGTATTTTTGTAATGGTTTTACATTCTGTGCATTCGCACCAATATAAATCTCCTCCATAATGCCGGTTATAATCTGCGAAAACATGAAAACGATTCCCGCATTTAGGGCAAATCCTACTTTTACCATTGTCAACATTAATTCCCATTCTTTCATTAAACATAGAACATTTCCTCATCGTTATCATCAGAATCGAAATCTGACGTTTTTTCACAATCAATTGATTTATTTCTCGACATATTCTTGCCTCGCTCGATTAGTTCCGCCCTCTGCTCTTCTGTTAATTCTCTTGGTGCTCGTAGTTTCACGTACTTAACTGGGACATGAGCAAATATGGAACCATCTTTGTTTGTGACCAGAATCTTCACATCTTCTGGATGCTGTTCTGCAAGCTTCAGGACTCTTCCTTTCATCTTGCTGCCATTATGCGCTGATACTTCTGCGTACTCACCACCACGTATCCATGCGATGCTGCATTCATTACAATTCTCTGCCATTATTTTGCCTCCGCTTTTAATATTTTTCTCAACTTCGATGTGAGTAAGTCAAACTGTGCAAGCATGTCTTTGTCCTTGTGCTTTCTAACAGTGATATCGTCTTCCGAATCATCCAGGTAATATTCACCATTAATAGGTTCTCTGTAGTCTATTTTTGATTTGAAGTCCCACCCGGAAAGGTTGAACCTTTCAACGGCTTCTTTCCGGGTAAGAGTATCTACAAATGTTCCATCTAAGGTGTACAGATCGTAAAGCTTCATCTTTTATTCTTTCTTACCAACCGGTATTTTCTGTGAGAATTGCTCCCCGAAAATTCAATCAGTCCATCATCCGCAAACTGGCGCAAATGCCTCTGGATTGCACTAGGGCTTAAATCCAATTCCTCAGCTATCGTTTTAATCTGTGGCATTTCGCCTTTGCGTTTTTCGTATTTTACGATGAAATAATAAATATCTTTACGATTCTGCTCGTATTCCTTATGCTTTCTGTTCTTTATTTCACGTATAGTCATTTCTCGTAGTTCCTTTCATCAAGCATTTCTTTAAATTTCTCGAAAGCTTTGATTGAAGTTTTGTTGTTCTGCTTTTCTGGCTTCAGGGTAATTTGTAAATGAGTATCAATGATATGCGATAAATCACGGGCCAGAGCTTTCTTGCCTTGTTGGATACCATCACGATATCCTTTTGCCGGTCGGTAATCAGCAATCTTTTCTTTTCCTTCATCCTGTCCACCACCAGTCTTGTTTTTCACAATCCATCCGGCATCAATGGCTTTCTGGATGTATTCTCGTTCTTTTTCATCAAGCTGCGATACCGGACAGTGAAAGAAGTCAATCTTGTATCCGCTCTTATTTTCTTCCGAATACAGCCCATGTGCTTTCATGGAACGATCAATATGTTGTTCGTATCCTGACATGTGTTGGGCCAGTCTGGTAAGAAGTTTCACTGACTGCCCGATATATCCATGAGTTTCGGTATGCCAGAGTATATATATTCCGGTTCCTTCATCCAGTTTCGGATTTACTTTCAGAAGTTTCTTCTTGTTGCTAGCTTCAATGGCTTTTGCCTGTCTGAATTTCTTGTAATCCAACCGAAGCTACATCCTTTCAAGTTGGTCTACGATTCTTTTGCATCCGTCCTGTACGTCTTTTAACGACTGGAACTTACACTCTTCATTTGTACTTTCCCACAGGTCTTTCATTATTGAAAAGTTCCATTTGAAGTCCGGATCATCTCCGAAATACTGCTTTGCAGTTTCAATGTCGTATCCGTCACCGAAATGTGCACAGTCGAATCCGATCCACCATGTATCCTCATCATCACAGCAATTCAGCTTAGATTCAGAATAAGTGATTCCACCATGGCATCTGATTGAATCTAAATTAGCTCCGTGCTTGGCTAACTTATGTGTTTTCGGGATTCCAACATATCCGCACCGGTATGCACCAGGCATGAACAAGACTACACATGGATGTCCTTTGTAGTTGAATCTTTTTTCTAAAACTGGTTTCATATAATCACCTCCTAAAAGTAATCATCGTCGTTGTAATCTGAATCATCATCGTATTCATTTTCGTAATACCCGTTTTCCATAATTCCTTTGAATGCAGATATTGCTTTTGCGAACCTGCCACGCAGAACCTGTTCTTTCTGTTCGAGATCATCAATAACTTTTTTTCTTTCTTCGATCTCTTTTAAAAGCCCTTTGTTCTCTTCTTCAAGATTATATCTGGAAATGCGTTTCATGGTCGTTGGGTCAAGTTTTACCGCTTCTTTCCCTGTTTCAAGATATATAACAGTTGGTTCATCCATCGATCGAATAAAACGCCTTTCGTCATCATCTAAAAATGTTGCTTCAAGCATCTGTTTTTCTGGCTCTTTGAGCATAAAATGTGTTACACCAAAACACATCATCTCTTTGTCGTCATAAAAAATAAGTTGTCCTTTTCCCATGATTCACCTCTCTTAGCTAAACGGTAAATCCGGATCGTAAGCCGGTTCAACAAATGTGTCGCTTGCCGGTGCTGGCGGTGGAACTGTGCCTGGATTCTCGGGCTGGTTACTTCTGCTCTTACTTTCCACAAACTTATGTGTTTCTATCAGACAGTCATTTGTGTAAATTTTCTTTCCGTCAGTGTCTGTATAGTTTCCGGTCTGCCAGCTACCGATGACTGCAATTTTCATTCCCTTATGCAGGTGTTTTTCAGCAAACTCTCCATTTTTACCAAGCGCTACACAATTTATGAAATCTGATTTCCTCTCATTATCTTTACGATACTGTCTTTCTACTGCAAGAGTGTATCTTGCAATGGTTATGTTGTTAGTTCCGGTACGTATGTCCGGGTCTTTCACTAATCGACCGATCAAAATTACTTTGTTCATGCTATTTCTCCTTATAAGCTTTAGGCATCGGCATCCACGCCGAAACCGTATATTTTATCTCCCTTCCGACTCCAACATCCGCCCATTCTCCGTTTCCAATGTATCTCAGAGATGTTGGCCATTCAGCGCCCTTGATTGTTACCGTATACTGCGGAAGTTGCTCGATATCAACATCTTCGTCTGGCTCCGGCGGTAACATTAATTCTGTCGGAATCCATGCAATCACAGGATTGTAGGATGTGAAAAGTTCCTTTGCCTTTTCCAATGCGTCATTCCATCCTCTGTCGTACAAACCGGATGTTGAAGAGATTTCCTTTTTGATTTTGTCCAGAACATTAATTAAAATCTGCATTCTGTCACTCCTTTTTGTCTTCGTAAAAACTCAAGTAATCAAACCACTGGTCTTTGATAAAATGTCCGATGATTTTCACTGAGTTTCCCCATCCCTTTGTTGCAACCCGAACATGCTTTCCTTTTAAATTCACAAGATCTTCAACGCCAACTACATCCATAATTCGCATGATTGCTTCCATTCCAGAAGCAGAACCTTTAAATTCTTTGGCTCCCAAATATCCATGCCCAAGAACATAGCCGCCGTAAACGACTCCCCATCCGCCACCGTTCAGCGTAAGGTCAAGTGACAATACTCCGTGATCTCTGAAATTTAATGATACATTTGTAATTTCAGCGTTTTGAAGTTTATATCCATCCGCCAATAAAAGTTCTTCTGTCCATTCTTTCAATTTTATTCCTCCTCATAATCATTGCAGTAAAGTGGTCCGTAGTCCCATGCAAACGGACAACCATCGTGATATTTACAGCTATAGCAATCTACCATTTCCATTGGATTTTTCCCTTTCAAAATGGGCACAAGTTCAAATTAACTTCCAGTCCGGATCGTCCAATCTGAACTAAAACATCATCGCCAACAACTTCTTTAATTTCTTTAAGCATTTTTGTAGTGTCTGAAGCATCTCTGCTCAAATGCACCAGTGTTACTGTTTTAAGCGATTCTGTAAGATTTGCCTTAATGAATTGCTTGCAAGTTGATAAAGAACAATGTCCGGTGATCTGGTGTTTCCACTTCGGGTTATTTCTATCTATCAGTTCTTCGCAGTAATTGCAGCCAATAATCAAGTGATTAAGTTCCATTGGTTTGAGCTTGTATCGGCAATACTCAAAGTCTGTCAGATAAAGAAGTTTTCCCATTTCTTCATGTTCCATCAAGTACCCGAAGTTCGGACACGGTTCTTTGTTTGCAGATGTATGTGGTAGTCTGAGCGGAACTGCACTGAAAGAACCGATTTTGAAGTATTTCTTTTCAGTGACAGCTTTTATAGTTCCGTCTGTTATGCCTAAATTACTGATTGTTTCTTGACCGGTATAAACTGTGATTCCGGCGCTTATGATTTCATGAATAGCTTCAGTGTGATCGCCATGTTCATGTGAAAGAAGCGCACCGGAAACATTGTTTATCTGGTAGTCAATCCCTCTGAGGATTTTCTTGTACTTGCATCCGCAGTCAAGAAGAACAATCTCGCCTGTCCTTGACTGCAAAGCGTAACAGTTTCCTTTTGTGCTTCCTGTTGAAATTACTCGCATGAACACTGGAATCACCTCCTTTTCTTTCTGCAAAATTAATACCGATTATTTTATAATCCCGCTACATTTAAAGCTGCGGCAATTTCTTTGATGCTATCTCTTATTTTTAGTGGAAGAACGTAGTCTCCATTTTCGTTTTTTAAATCCATTACATTGGGAAGATTTTCTCTAAGAAGCCTTAATTCGTATCTTCCCAAGAAAGTCGATTCCAATTTTGTTTTTCCTTCTTTTGGAAGAATGACTATTGGTTTGTTTGAAATATATGCATATATAACCATGCTCATTGCTTCTTTCGCCTGTTCTTCTGTTGAGTAAGCAGCCATAATTGTTCCTTTTTCACCGGTCTCTGGAATGTATGCTCTTATGATATTTTCAGCTCTGCTTAATGAAGCATTTTCGTAAGGAATGTCAATATCTCCCGTCTGACTAATTAATCTCATTTCATTCTCCTTTCAATTTCAAGATCCATACTGTGGCATAATTTAATACAGTTTCCATGAAGCATATGATTCCTACATGCTCCATATTTTTCGTTAAATTTTTTCATTGGCATCTTTTCTTCGTTTACTGCACGAACCCATCTACGAACCTTTTTCTGAGTATTTCTTTTTCTGTCACCACGTAATTTTCTGATATATTTTCCCTCATCAGTCACGTAATGGTGGAATCCAAGATAACACAGTCCCATTCGGAACGGTACAATTTGCAATTTTGGGTTCAATTCCAACCTGAGACTTTTAATCATCATTCGAATTGCTTCAAGAATTTCTCTGGCGATGTCTTTTGTTTTACACAACACATAAAAATCATCGTTATATCGTCCATAATATGGATTTCCAAACTCAATCGTTATCATTTGATCCAACGAATGAAGTAGCAGCAATGCATATTTCTGGTTGACCTGGTTTCCTAATGGCAGTCCTGGATTTCCTGTGCTATCAATAAATAAATGATTCAGCCAGATTGTAAAATTATCATCAAAATAGTAGTCAAGTATGTCTTTCATTATTTCATGATCTATGCTGTAAAAATATTTATGAATATCACATTTTACAATCCATCCATTAATTCCATTTCTTTTGTAGAAATCAAGCATTTGTTCCTTTAATCCGTCCATCGCCATATGCTGTCCTTTTCCCTGCTGTCCAGCGGTGTTCCATTTAATCAGAATTTTTTCAAGTTTCGGAGTCAGAACATAATCGGAAAAGCATCTCTGCACTACTTTATCCTTGAATGCACATGATTCTATTGTACGTTCTTTTGGCTCGTGGATTTGAAACTTATTATATGGATTTATGGTATACGTTTGGCTTTCCAACTGTTCTTTTAGAAGGTGAATGCCTTCAAGAGATAAATTAGAAAACCTTGCAGTGCCTGAGTTAAATTTTTTACCGCTTTTAACCTTCTTGTAAGAACGATATAAATTCTCAAAATTTGCAACAATTTCTTTATCCATTGTTTTTGTTCCTTTATATTTATCCATTCCGGAAAGGTTATGCATTTACTTGTATCTTTACTGATTTCAGCTTTGCGCTTACTCTGTCTGCCTGTGATCCAGGTTGGGCGAACACCGTTACTGTTGTTGTAGTTATTGTTGTTGATGTTGCCGGAAGGCGAAACAACGGTATTGCAACGCATAACCCAAGTTGTTACCTGTTTCTATCTTTTGTTCTCCATGAAATAGTCATGTACTTTATATCTTTGACCATTTGTGACCATGACTCCATTCCACCGGAGTTGATAATTCCTAATTCATATGAAAGTTCTATAAAGTACATCAACTCATCACAATGAGTAATGGCTTTCGTTTGAAGCTCTAATCGTTCTCTTTTATAATCTTTCAGATCAGTTCGGTTGGCTTCAAAAAGCAACTCGTAGATTTCTAATGCTTTATTTTGCATTTTATCTACAAGTGAAAACCTGTATTTCTTTGGGTATCGTCTGGCATTACTCGTAACTATTAATGTATGCTTTGCAAGCTGCTTAGCCTTTGTTATTACCTTTAAATCTTCATTTGCCATTAATCTTCACTTCCCAATTCAAAGATAGAAGAAGAAAAGATACAAACTGGGCGAACACCGAAACTGCTGCGGAAGTCAATGTCGCCGAAGTCGCCGAAAGGCGAAACAACGGTAAGTGTTGAGATGTAACCATTTGCCGGTGTGCTCCATGGCGTAATCAACCACCACCAGTTCTTCGTATTCGGAAGTAATTTACGATATTTCCGGTACTCATCCACGGTCAAAAGTGAAATCTTATCTTCACAATGTCCGTATTCTGTCTGACCATCCAGTGAAAGTAAATCGCGATCAAATTCAACAACCGCATCTTCCCCCAACTCTTCTGTGATTTTCTTAAGAAAAGAATCGTTTAATTCTTTTCTAAGATCGCTCTCGATCCAATTATTTGAATCTGAATCAAATGTTCTTTCTTTTCCATCGAATCCATTCAAAACGGCAAAATATCCTTTTTCTGTCTTATCCAGAATCATCCATTCCATTCCGGCAATTTCTACCGTTTTGCCAATTTCCGGCTTTTCCATATGCTGCTTTTTATATTCGGCAAATTCTTTGTTGATCCGGTTTAATTCATTTTCAAAATATTTCAAATTTTTCTTCATTTTCATTCCTCCGCTTTGGATACAAAGATATTAGATTTTAAGATACAAACTGGGCGAACACCGTAACTGCCGTCGTAGTTATAGTAGTCGATGAAGCCGAAAGGCGAAACAACGGCTAAGTTTTTCCTCCAACCACGTTCTTCCGTTGACCATGGCGATAATGTCCAATACCAATCGTTTAAACACGGATTCGGTGTGATATCTGTGTATTTACGCGCTTCATCAAACGTCAGTGGTCTAACTTTGCATTCCGTTTCTCCGATTTTCTGTCCATCCACGGTGATCAAATCTACTATGTCAGTTTCGATATTCTCTTCTCCAAACTCTTTTTCAAAATCTTTCAGAATTTCAGTATCACAGAGTTTCTTCAAGGATGATTTGTTATAGTCAGTTGTATCATCATCAAATTTCACATTCTCTTTCACGAATCCGAGTGAAATGATCTTGGTATGCTCTGTGTACTGTTCCAAGACCTTGTATTTTCGCTTTCCGGTAGTCTGGAAGATATCTCCCGAATTAAGTTCCGATAATCTCACCTTGCATGATTTTTCCTGCTTTTCCAGAAGCTCAACCAGTTCCTTTGCTTTCTTTAAAATTTCACTATTATTCATATCACATTTCCTCCTGTTTCATAAAATCTGGAATCTCTGGTTCTTTACCTGCTGCCGGAACTGGTTCTTTCTCTACTGTCTGGACAGTTTCTGCGACCGTTGGCTGTTTCGGCTGTTCCTCGATTGTCATTGGTTCTGGGATAAATTCTTCAGTGTTGGCGTTCTGCTCGATATCATATGCAACATCAGCTGCAAAAGAGTCATCTCTTGAAACTGTTTCTGTATCATCGTCCGCTTCCTGCACGAAAACATCACCATGAGTGTTGATGATCTGTTTTAAGGCACGATTGACAACAGTTTTCTTCGCCATCTGGTCAGTGAATTTCTGGTGTGTGCCATTCCCATTTTCCTTGTATCCGAAGCCCTGTGACCAAGATTGTTTAATCTGTTTGATGTTCATTACCTCCAGATGTTTCGTTCCATCTTCCATCAGCACAACTGCGTATGCTCCAAGGATTTTTTCGTTATCAATGTTCATAAAATCCTGTTCGTGAGAATCCAGAACCTTATTTCCATCTTCAATATGATATTTGAATTTATCTCCCTGGTAGATGATCTCCGCGTGAATGTCTTTCATTCCGTATCTTCTGGCAATCGTCATGTTTCCGAAATATGATCTCTGGAACTGACACTGACCGCTGTAAGCGATGAAATACCCCTGTTTTTTCTGTACTGACAAACCAAGTGTTGCCATATTCATAAGGCTATTTGCAATGCTAATCTGACTACAAGATTCCAAAATCGGCTTATTATTTCTATCTTTTGTTTCTTTGAGCACCAAATACGCTCCCATAAGTGCATTGCTAAGATTGTAGTCCTTTGGAAAAGAAAGACCATATTTACATTTTTCTTCAAGCTGTTTGGTCAGTCCGTCAATAAAATGGTTGTTAATTACAACTGCTGCCTGCTGTTCTCCTGCTGTTGTTACCTGTGTTTTGTTTGCCATAACAATTCTCCTTTTCTATTATTCACAATAAGTTCTATTGCAAAACGGGCACCCTATAATCAGGTGATTTCCAGCGCTTTCAACCGAGATGCCGTGAGTTTCTTTGCCATATCTGGTTCTTCCATTTTCGGAATAGATATTCTGACGGCAATCCCAACAGATACCATTTCTCGGTGCAAAATGTGGATAACCTTTTTCCATGCAATATTTTTCCTGTGCTTTTGTTGCTTTTGAAATGTCATAAGTTTCTGCCATTTTAATTCTCCTTTTCGTTATTTATATTTGCCAACGCGCTTTTGCGTGATTGCATCTGTGTTATTTGTTATGGCTCTCAACCGAACCTTGTATAATAGAATATATTTCATACGTTTCGTACCTATGTTATTTGTTATACCTCTCAACCAGGCAACAGGGAACGCACTGACTTGATGGTGTTCCGTACCTGTGTTATTTGCCAGGGCTCTCAACCCTCAAATTGCATTTCGCAGGTAACACAGGTTTTGGCGAGTGATTATTTTTAATTTGTTGCATTTTCCACTACTCGCAATAGTGAACGGCTGTTGATTAAAACAGTTTTTTAAGCTAATTGGGGTAGGCCGCTGTGTTTCTGGCTTTCCCTTTTTATAATGTCTTTACATCCAATTCCCCATCCGAAACTTTCAGCAGAATCATCTGTGTGTCTAATCCTGGAATCCTGTCCGAATTTACGCTTTCGGTATCATCGACCCAAACCGGGAGTCGTAAGTCGTTCATCTCCTGAAGCCCCATCACAAGGTCAATGTCGCAAAGAATCCGGTCGCTGTGATTCAGACCGTTTGCGTAATCAATGCCATTGCAGATCATCCGGCAAGTTTCCATCGGTTCTCCGTCCTGTGTGTAGTCAAGGAACTGGAAGTGGAAGTGTTTGAAGTGCGGATTAATCACTGCTGCCAGTGCCTTATTTTTCTCAATGGAATAGTCAGTCAGCTGATCTACTTTCTGCTGAATATCCGCCTGTTTCTGTGAAAGTTTCTTCTGCTCTTCCTGTAGTGCTTCAAGGCTGTTGGCTTTTTCTTCAAGCCTTGCGGTCTGAGTCTTAATCTTTGCTTCAACATCTCTGAGTTTTACTTCCAGAGAATGACGGTTGTTGCTTAACAAAATCCTGTCATTTTCGCCGTTTCCGATTCCGTTGATACTTTCTTCCAGTGCTGAAATTTTGTCGCAAACAGCCTTGTATTCTTCATCACCAGACATATCCGGTTTTGGAATCGGTTTCTCTGTTTCCTTTTCTGTTTCTGCAATTTCAAGCGCCAGAGATGTTATCTCTTTCTTGGCAGCTTCGATAGCTGCTTCAGCTTCTTTCTTTGCTTTATTCGCTGTTTTTAATCCCTCTGAAGCTTCGTTTCCGTCCTCAGTGATCTGTTCCAACTTGGCTCGTTTGTTTCTCTCAAACTGTTCTTTCTCTTCTAACATTTTGGAGATTCTGGTCTGTTTATTAAACTCAAACTTTCGCTTTGCAGCCTCTTCTGGAAGCATCTGTCCGCAAGTCGGGCAAACAGCTGATGCCGGATCAAATTCTTCTCCACGGATTGCAGTAAGTTCGGTATCTCCGCCCCACTTCTCTTTTAATGCTTCTGTATATTTGCTTTTGGCCTGTGCCAGTGCTGCCTTATGTCGCTCAATCCCTTTGCTGGCGTATTCCAGATCTATTCCGGCAAGTCGTAACTTGTTCTCGGCATTTTTCTTGTCGGATTTCAGCGTATATAATAAGGAAGTTATTCTGTCGTGTTTTTCTCTGGCTGTTTTACCAGCTTTCTCAACCAGTGCGTCACGTGAACGCTTCAGTCCTGCCAGTTCAATAGAAATCCGGTCGTATTCCCTTGAAGCATCGCAGAGTGCTTTTTCCTGCTTCTCGTTTTCTTTCAGCAGATCAAGAAGGTCGTCCCTCTGTGCCGGAAGTGTTTCATCGCATTCAACCTGTCGGCCCTGCTCTTTTCTGATCTGCTTTGCAATATCATCAACATCTGACTTGGCTTTTCTCAGGTCTCTTCTGCGGGCTTTTAAGATTTCTTCGATAGAATCTCCTTCCACACCTTCGTTCTTTATCCATTCATATTCCGGATGCTCTGCTCTGAACTGTGATTCACTGAATCCAGCTATTCCCCCCAGTGTTTCCCTTGCTTTTGCTGTTGCTTTCTGGATCTCATTCAAAAACACTCTGGCGTTGCTGCACATGGCAATCGTATCAGGATCGGCAATCCTTTTAAGAATCTCCATATACTCGGTTTTGTTCCGCTTAATTCCGTTGACGTAATATTCAACCGTATTTGATGATTTTCCTTTCTTGGTCTTTTTCTGGACAACATATTCCGTTCCGTCAACGTCAATAACCAGTTCTCTCACCACTGGATCATTAACTTCTTCACCGTCAACCTTCCGGCGGATATTGTTCGGAAGTGTTCCATCTGCCAGTTTTCCGGTCAGGACATCAAAATATGCGTCCATCAGAGAAGTTTTACCCTGTCTGTTTCTTCCGGAAACTTCTGTTCTTCCGGCAAAATCAAATTCTCTTGCTTCAAATTTTTTGTAATTTTCAACGCTCAGTTTTTTCAAAGTTACCTTTTTCATCTTTGATTTCCTCCATCTCTATTACTGAAACTTCGTATGCCGTTTTTCTAACATAAGAACCATCTGACTGCCTTTTCCAATAATCACGGCTCTGCATACGTCCCTTTAATCTAACTTTTGTACCTACTTTCCATTCAGAAGCTTTCACCGCCAGATCTCTCCATGAAATACAAGAAATGTACTCTGACCGTCTGTACCCATTGATTGCCACACAAATTTCACAGAGTGTCCTTCCTAACGGTGTTTCTCTCAGCACTGGCTTCTTGCAAATATTTGCAGTCATTTCTACTGTATTCACAAGAAGCGTTCCTTCCGTGCTGACATCATATGCTTCCAGATACATATACTTTTTCTCTTGGTGGTCTGCTCTGACCCATTTGGAACGGATTCTTCCCGAAACCTTTATCCAATTCCATTCCCGGAACGTACCTTTGAGTCTGTTCGGGATCTCAACAATGATATCGTCCGGTGTTCCACTAAAGCGGTCACTTCTGACGACTAGAAAGCTTTTGCCCTTCCTTGGCTTAAATTTGACTTCCGCCGAATCAGTTACGAATCCGGTCAATGTTGCTCTGTTTAAATCTCCCATTTTTGCTTTCTTTTTCCTTCCTTTTAATGTCGTGCACGAAGTCGTTGATTTTAAGCATCACTGCCAGTCCGGCTGTACTTATTAAGATATAATCCAACGCCAGAATTGTGAGTGCATCCAAATCAGTCACAGCCCAGCATACGGCAAAGAACACGATTGCCAGACCAGAAACTCCGAACACTGCAAGCCCCTCTAAGTAAGTTCTCATTTTTTTCCTTTCCCCAACAACCCCATTGCCAGCACTGTAGTCAACAGAGCAATGATTGCCAGATCTTTGTTTCTTGCTTCTTTCTCAAGATCTTCGATAATCTCAGAAGCAAGTGTTTTACCAGTTTCCTTAGTGATTTTAGACATTAAAAATGCCCTCCTGTGTTTTTATTTGTCAAATACAAGAAGGTATGATATAATCATCTTGTATTTAACTTACTCAAGCTAAGTTAGATACATGCTCCGGTTGGTGTTCCTGCACCGCCGGGGCTACTTACAACTTAAATGCCTAACATGGCAGCCAGAACGTTTTTGTTGACGTAATCGCTATCTGAAGCGTCAAGATAAGCTTCAACAGCTTTTAATCTGCCTGCCAACAGGGCGTATTCTTCTTCAATGGTCTCCGGGATGAAATCCACGGAGCTTTCTTTTTCTACATCCATCAATCCTATTCCTCCTTTTCACAGTATGGACACGGGGCTTCAAGTAACAGATTGTTCAACATGGTTTTTACAAGCGTGAATTTTTTCTCCATATTACTTAATGCTTCACACACATAGTAATATTCTCTGCTGCCACCAGTTTCTGTGATACCGATGTATATCGAACGATACTTTCCTAATTTTTCGCTATTGAAACCCCTACATTCAAAGGACACACACGCTTCTGGAACTGTGTCCTGTGCTTTCCGGCACATTCCATATAAGGTATCAGCATAAAGGTTAAATTTCTCTGCTTTTGTCATTTGTCCGCTCCCATCCCGGCGTTTACCGCCTTAAAAATCATCTGCTTTGTTTTTTCCTCTCCGAACGCTTTGGAGAAGGAACTGTATGTGCGAGATATGATTTCCGAAAGATCGTGGATGACTTCATTTCCCGCACCGTTGATTGATACGTTTCCTTTTTCGCATTTAATCATCTGATTTTTACCTCCTGATTGTTTCTTTTTTAGTTTGCCATTTCTTTTTTGCGATGTGATATAATATTCTCCGAAGGGAGGTGTAAAAATGACCGATAATGAAAAACGTGCACATGATTTAGCCGTTGCAATTTGCATTGACGCGTGCCATTTAAAACGTCAAGCTCAAATTGATTCGGGCAAAGTTCATGTCAATGTCGATTATTTCGAAGAATACACAAGCGCTTATGGATTTGCGTTAGAAGCATTCAACGAAAAATATCCATCTGGCAAATAGGTTTCTTCTTAATCAAGCATGATAAGGAAATAGGTTTCTTTGATGTTCGTACCATCTTGGAACCCTTTTCTTCTTTTTGTACAAACTCAACTGGCATTTCCTGTCCCTTGAATTTAATACTTTCGATTTCTCCGATGCCTTTCTGGTTTACCTGCAACGTCTGCAAGTCTGTGGATAAATTTAAGGCATTCAGATCAATTGAAAGAATAGGAACGGAATTACCAACTCCCTGTTTTAATTCGAAGCTTCTTACTCCCTCAAGTTTGTGACCGTCTACAAGAATTTCTGTGAAGATTCCTTTTTCACCGTCTACCTGACGGATTTCAATTTTCGATGCTTTCATACGGCTCCTTTCTATTGTTTTTCTTTTCTTATCTACCTATAATGTATTTACAGGCACCGCCATGCCGAGTAAAATGAAAGGAGATAAAAATTTGCAAATTCAAAATGAAAATGACTTGCTCGGTCTTTTGATTCAAAATGCTGTCAACGATTTCATGAATCAATACGACCTATTACAGTTATCTGGTCTCGATCACCAGACGTACAACTACTACGTGAAATCTCTTAAATCTCGAAGTCTTGTAAATACTGACTTAGCCAATATATACTTGACTGATTTAGGGAAAAACTCCTATGTTTCCAAGCAAGACAAAGCAAAGAAATCACTTTTTGATTTTTCCAAACTTTCTCTCAAATTCATTATCAAAACATCCCTTGGTATTGGAGTCGCGCTTCTGACTGCTTTCCTTATCTGGCATTTTGATTGGAATTAATCCAAGCGTTTTGAGTATCAGTACGATGTTGTACACTGGAATATCTGGCATTCCTTTCATAAACAAGTTAATGTCACAAAGGTCTGAATATTGCTCGTCTGTGAGGTGGATGCCGATATTTTCAAAATCCTCTTTAAATGTAGAGAACTGCTTATTTGGTTCATCTTTCATTAATTATTCTCCTGTCCCAGAAACTTATTCACGAAATACAACTGCCCTTTTCCGCTGACTTTTGTTGTTCGTGTGATTCTGACCGAACCATCCGGATTCTGAACATTGGATTCTTTGATTTCAAACAATCCCTGTTCAACATATTTCTGTTTCGGCATATTCCGTGAGTTTCCAGAAACCATCAGGTAACCATTATCTCTCATCCATTGGAATAGTCGTTTCTGTCCTATCTGGTATCCGTTCTGGCAGATAAGTTTCGCCAAGTCACCAATAAGAATTGACGTGTGGCTTGCAGATACAGCATCTGCGAAAATTGTTTTCGGTCTGTCTGCTTCGATTTTCTCCGTAAGAGACTTATTTGTATCTTTCAACTTCGCAATAGTCTGGTCTGCCATCTTCAACGCTCTGGCAAATACCTGTTCCGGCGTGTTCCAGGCTTTTTCCAGATCTAAGAAATACTGGCGATACTGCTTTCCTTTTTCGGAACGCTGGATCATACAGATCTGCTTTGCCATGTCTACAGAAATCTCATGTTCTATCGTTCTTCCACCGTTTTCTAAATTTTTAGAAACCGTAAAATAGTCGATATTTTCAGTAAATCCGTACGCTGATATGTTTTTAAACCAATCTGCATATTTGCTTTTAATTTCCAGTCCCTTATGTAATTCTCTTGCTGACACTGTAGGCTGTTCGCCATCGTAATTAATCGGTATTAATTCGCCCATTAGTCTCCTTTCTATGGCTCTATAAATTTTTCCAAAGAAACATTAAAATGATTTGCGATTAACAGAATCTTATCCGCTTTTGGAACATATCCATTTTTGCCATTTGTTTCTGAATGTTTTTTCCAATTAGCGATTGTAGAAGATTTAATCCCCGTATCTTTGCAAACCTGATAAGTAGTTTCTCCTGCATCCTTGCAAAGTTTTTCGAAAACCATATAGTTAAACAAGTTCTCACTCCTTTCTTGACAGTAACTAAGATTTCTTATATAATGAAGCTACCAACAAACAATTATATAGATTTCTTAATTTTTTACTGCGATATTTCTAAGGTTTCTTAGTTCTTCTAAAGAATAGCACAGTTTTCTTAGTATGTCAATAATTAAATTAAGATTTCTTAGTTCTTTTCACAAAGGAGAAAATCCATGTATTACGAGAACTTTGAACGATTATGTAAAGAAAGAGAAGTAACTCCCAGTCAGGTTTCCAGAGGAACTGAAATTTCTACTGCTACATTAACCAGTTGGAAAAAAGGGAAGTATACTCCAAAGCAAGATAAGCTCCAAAAAATCGCAGATTTCTTCCACGTATCCGTAGATTATCTGATGACAGGGAAAGAGCCGGAACAAGATTTTTCCGATGAATCTGCACATTTGACTGCGCAAATAAGAAAAGACACCGAACTGTCCGATGCGTTAAAGAAATACTTCGGGCTGTCCGATGCCAAAAAGAAACACGTTATTGAATTAATTAATCTTTTAAGTGAGTGAGGTGCGTTATGTTAGATAGTGAATTACTCGGTAACTGAGTTACCAGAGCATCTGAATTAAGGCGGGATACCGCCTTTTTTTCAGGGTGCATCCATGACACCACTACTGCCTGCTCGTTAGAGCTATACAGCTACTTTTATTATTTCCGGTGTTTTCAGTCCGGTTACGGACAGTTCTTTTTTCACTCCGGACACGGAATGATATTTTCTCAGGATATTATATGCGCCTACGGCATCTGCGTTATAAACTCTGTTTCCATCCCTGTACAGTCCTCTCTCTTTCCGGTTGGACGGTTCTGCATATCTTTTCCCTACTTCCGGTGACAGTGGGCTGCACTGGCTCGTATAACTTTCTTCCTGCTTTACGAAACGGATCCCATACATTTTCAGCTTATATTCCAGCATGGTGTAGATCCTGTTATACGGCAGACTGTGAAACTTCTGGTTTGTCCTGTGTCCCAGGTCTTTTTCTCTCCGGATGTTCCGGATATCCCCTGCAACAACACAAGTGATCCCTCGTTCCCGGCAGTATTCTGCAAGATATCTTGTGACTTTGTGCAGATAATCTGTTACCGAATCCTGTTTTTTCCTATATAATTTCCTGATATGTTTTGATGTGACCGGATGTTTTACTCCCTTTCCGGACTGCTGCCCATACCACCGGGCCTGCACCCTTGCAATCTCCTTATGGAAATATCTTTCCAACGCAAGGTACTTCCTGCCCAGGATAAACGTCTTCCCATTTTCAGAATCATAACACGTCATAAGGTTGTGAAGCCCCAGATCAATAGACAGTTCATGTCCGTTCTGTGGAAGTTCTTCCTGGTCAGGAACCTCATAAACAACTATGATTTTACAATTTCCCTTCTCCGGCGGATAGATCCGCATCTGTTTGATCCGATCCATGTCCCTGAAGATCTTATTTTCAAGATAAAGAAATCTTTCATGGATCTGATATGTTTCTTCCATATATTTTTTTAATGCCTTTGGAAGGGAAAGGCGGACTCTGCCCGTATCCCTTTCATGCGCGATCCCCATCTGCATATAGGTAATGGGGATACTTTTCTGCTTAAACCGCGGCGGTCTGGGAGTCTCGATCCCTCCGGATCTTTTCAGGGCATAAAAAGATTTCCATGCCTTGTCCAGCAGCTTACAGACTTCCTGGGCGGTCTGGGACGGGAGCTGTTTATACCACAGATCCTCTTTATGGGCTTTTTTCTGATAATACCAGTCCGGATACTGCTCCATCCCGGTTTCTTTGTAATGCTGACGCTCGTAATTACAGACATTCCAGAGCTTGGATGCTGCATAGCACATATGCCCGATGAGGTTCGCATATTCCCGGCTGACCTTTATGGATGTTTTCTTTGACAGCAGCATTTCCTCTCCTCCATCGTATCAGTAAGCTTTGCTCTGATGTTCGATATACCTGCGGATATTTTCTTCCGATACAGATCCGACCGTTTCCACATAATAGGAATGGTTCCACAGCTCCCCTTTCCAAAGCTGGTTTCTTATTTCCGGAAAACGTTCGAAAAGTTTCCTGCCGGATATCCCCTTCAGGTATTTCACGATCGCAGTTATGGACAATTTCGGAGGGGCTGACACAAAACAGTGTACATGGTCTCCTTCCCCACATTCAAACAGATGGACCGTAAAGCCCTTATCCTCTGCGATCTCCTGCACCAGTTCCTGCAGATATGCCTCGATCTCCGCATTTAATATCTTCCGCCGGTATTTTACCGACCATACCATATGGTAATTAATATTGCACACACAAGTGCGGTAATGTATAAGATTTTCTTTCATGCATATAGTATACCATGATATCGAAAATTCTGCAATAAAATATCGAACATACTTTCTTTTTTATAATGCTGGATACAGCTTTTTATAGAAAGCTTTTATAGGAGAAAATTGAACGAAAACCGTTTTGTTATTTCTGTTTATTATGAGTGCAGATATGCACAGTTTACGCTTTCATCTCGGTAATTGAATTGCCGAGGATTCCCGCTTTTATCCTAAAACCATTTACGAAACTGCTATGAAACAAATTGGCGATATCGAGCCGATTCCCTTGGCGTATTCATATTCAGATACGCAATTTGAAATTCTCTGCAAATACATCAAAGAATTTGAATCGAAGCTTGATTCTGAACATGAAGTAGGACTTCTGCTTACCAATTTCGGTCAATCAGTTACTATGCACGTCACTGAAATAGGATACGAGAAGTCCGTACTTATGATCTTTAAGGGATATGTTGACGGGAATATGTCAACGCTTATTCAACACATTAATCAACTGAATTTTTTGCTTACATCTGTTCCAAAAGAAAATGACCGTCCCAAAAAACCTATCGGATTTTTGATTCCAACCGCTGAATAGATTCTTGCAACGATTGAATCATGTTCGCTTGTGCACCAAGCATATCAATGATTACATACATAAGTGCTGCTGATGGAAGACCTGCTTTGTTTGATGGGTCTTCCATCTTTGCGATTATTTTCTTTTGCTCTTCTTCGGAATATAATAAATCTTTGTCCATATGTCCTACCTCCGTAAATCATTGTAAATATCAGCTACGATAATATAAATATAACGTAAAATCTTTTGACTTTCAATTCCATCTATCATTTTTATAATCTCTTTCTTATAGTCCATAAAATAGTCCTCCCTGTTTGCAAACTACTGCCTACATTAAAGTATATGTTCGATTAGCAGATAGCATACCACGAACTTATGTTTGCATTATATCCTAATAAAACGGAATAAGTGGGATGAAATGATATTTCCACGAGGTAATTGCCAATGGTATACCGGAATATTTACAATCGCATAGAAATTATTCGTGATAGCAAAAGTAAAATCATTCCTCTTTGGAGCAAAATAAAATACAAACATAGGAATATGCTGCATCTGTTTCGTGACATTTCTTTTGACTGTTGGTTGTCTGTGCATATGTTGTTCGGAACAAATGCTAGTACCTCTGTTTGTATATTCTTCTACGCATACCGGTGAACTGATGATGTAATTGACGTATAATATAGTTCCGATAATGGCTAGAATTTGTTTGAATGTTTTCAATGATAACACCTCGAATTTTATTATATTTCACTATACTACTTGTGCTTTAAATGATATAATATATACAAATTTTACTAAGGAGGATTTACTATGAAAAAGCATTTAAAATTATTAGCGGCACTTGGTGTCACAAGTATTTTGGTTTCATCCACTTCTATCTCGACGTTTGCAGAAGACTTTGTTTTATATGATGAAAACGGAGTACACGTCGAAACAAAAGGCTTAACAGAGTCGCCATCAAAAGGAACCATTGGTTTGTATATCGAAAACAATTCTGATCTGAATTTAGGTATTGCACCTTACGCATATGCCATAAACGGCATCATGGCTGGTGGTGACCAATATGGTCTTAATTCTGCCGATGTTGCACCAGGTAAAAAAGCAAATTCTACTATAGAACTTACCAGCGCTTGGGAAAAAACCAATTTTTATAAAGATTATCAAATGGATGAATTGAGCAGCTTCGATATTTTGCTGTGGGCTTATGATAATTCAAAAAGCTTTAAAGCTTTTGATAGTGGTCAGGTGCATGTTGATGTAACTGGAGCCACGGAAACATCTTCACCTGTGTTAAGCAACGTTCAAAACATATATGATAAAGATGGTATTAGCGTTGATTTTGTATCATCAAAAGAGAACAGTTTCACGTTTTGCATCACGAATACAACTGGTCAATATTTTGTTTACGATGTAGTTTCTGAAACTTATAATGACTTTACAACTTCCGATGTGAATTATGAACTGTGCAACAAATATTTGCTGAATAATTGTAAAACAATTATAACCTTAACTCCAACTGACGATTTCCTTTCAATGAACGAGATTTCTGAAATATCAAAAGTAGATTTCGCATTAACAATCAGACCGTTGGCTGAATATGAAGGTGAATATACTACAGATTTAATATCATATCAGAAGTAAAATATAATTTTCTCATATCTTTTATTTATGGACTGACTGCCGGATATTTAAGCACTTTTTTTATCACAGGAGAGCAGCTTTGATAAATTTCCGGCAATTCAGCCCATTTACAGTATTAAACTGCTGTAGTATAATGTCTGTATAAACATCATCTACATTATATATTCTACAACATTTCACTATAAAAATTGGTAAATTGAATAAATAGTGTGTTTTCGCATAATAAAAAAAAAGGGTGTGATATAAATGCGAATAGCAATACTTGACGACAATCAGCTTGACATTGATTATTTCAAAGCAAGGGCCGAGTCATTTTTGAAGAAAAAGGGTGACCGGACGTATCAGATTTCAGAATACACCTCTGGCATCCCTCTTGTGGATGACGTGAAAGACGGTGAATGGTTTGACTTAATCGTGTTGGATATCATTTTAAAAGACGGTGAAAATGGTGTTGATGTAGCATATAAGTTACGTGGCTCTGGTTACTCCGGCAGTTTGATGTTCTGGACAGTTAGTGGCAGTTATATGCGTGATGCTTTTGACGTTCGGGCAGCGCAGTATGTTATCAAAGGGCATGAAAATGGAAGGGTGTTTTCCGTAATTGATACTACGCTCGGAAGATTGAAAGAACGGATGCTTACTGTAAAATTCAAAGGTGATTTCCACAGGGTTTTCTTCAGAAACATCGAATATATAGAAAGCCGTGGTCAAATGTGCATCATTCATTGCACGGACAGGCATCAGTACGGCTTTTACCGGCGTCTGCATGAGATAGAAAAAGTTCTGGATCGGCGTTTTGTCCGGTGTCACCGCAGTTATATCGTAAACATGGATTACATCGCAAACATTGCATCTGACATCAAGATGATTTCTGGTGATATCGTTTCAATATCACAGAACCGAAAAAGAGAAATAGAACAGATATATCAAGAATATCTTGAAGAATAAGAAAAGAGTCGGGTTTTTATGCCCAACTCTTTCTTTGACCGTCCGCTCGTGCCGCTGCTAACAGCCCCCGAATTGGGACATACAGCTCTTCCGTTCATGCACGGTGGAATCAGTCTGCACTCTTCACTTGTGCTAGCTACATAGAATATATACATCATAAGTTCAATTCCTGTGTGACTATTGGTAGTATAACCTATTTTGAATGAAAAATCAATCAGAACATCATTTCGTGTTGGCTTTCATATGCTCAATCACTCTCTTCCAAGTATCAATGCCGCAAGTTCCATTTGCCTTTACCCCAACATTTTTCTGGAAAACTTTAAGGGAGTTATACGTATCATTCCCGAACTGTCCGTCAACTTCCACTCCCAGCATCGCCTGAAGCATCGCTACAGCTGTTCCGGAACTGCCTTTTCTCAGAATCGGAAGCCTTGTCTGGAAGGTGCCGGTGAGTGTTGCTGAAGGTGTACTTGCTTTTGCACCGGTGGTAACAGCGATAGCCACGTGGTGATTATCGTTCAGAAGGATATCTCCTGCTTTCAGATAGTCGCCAGATGTCAGATACTTGCTGTCCGTCAGGACTTTCGCACCGGCAGCCTTCATTGCGGCTCTCATGTTTCGTGTTGTCAGATAAATGCTGACTGCTTTGAGCTTTGCGTTATTCAGACGATATCCAGCACCCTTGACGATAGCAGCTGTACTCGCGCTGCAATCAGATTCACAGGCCATTGTGATCTGCGCCGGATCGTAGTTACTTGCCTTTAAGTGCTGCCAGAACGAATACCGGTCATTGCTGTTTCCGGCAGTACCCTGATCGTACCCGATGAGATTGTTCTGCGCCGCTTTTGTCGCCATGTCTGCGATCATAGCCGCAGTTTTGGGATCTTCAAATCTCAGAACGCAGAGCCACGGTCTACTATACCAATTCATGATCCGATATTCTGTACCAGTCTGATCTCCTGCTTTCCCACCTGCATACCTTCCGTTCTCATCATGTCCGCAGTTACTGATTTTTACCATTTTTGTTTCTCCTTTCTGTGTTGTTCCTCTATAGTCCTTGTAGAACACATCCATATCAACATTTCCGCTGATTCCGGATACTTTCCCTTTGCTGGAATACTGCCAGCCTACACCAACCGGAACTCTCAACCGTTCTTGTAATGTTCCGTTATCCAGTCCTTTTTTTGGATAGTTGGCAATCCAACAGTCGTACTGCTTCAAAGCGTCTGTCAAGTAATTCTTGTACCAGTCATAATTGCAATAGATACCAACCTTATAACCGGCTTTCTTCATTCTGGTCAGAAATGCGACTGCAATGTTTTCGACTGCCTGTTTGCCGAGTTTTCGCTGATTAGACCACTCAAGGTCGTAGAACACTGGAAAGTCCAGTCCGCGTCCGTTGAGCGCGGCAATCACATCTTCTGCTTCGTCAATAGCCTGTGCCGGTGTCAGGGCGTATGAATACTTATATCCGCCGATAAGGATTCCGTTGCTCTTGCATCCCTTGTAGTTGTACTCGAATGATCCGTCAACGCCGGACCTCTGGTGCACTCTCAAGATTGCGAATTTAATACCGGATTTAGCTACTTTCGCCCAGTCTGGTTTTCCCTGATTGGATGATACGTCAATTCCTTTAATCTCCAATTCTATCAACTCCTTTCACATTTTAATCCACGTTTCTGCGTGGGGAACGGGGTAGCTTTTTATGAAATTTTTAATGAACTAAATGGGAAGACGGTTACTGGCTTTAAATCACCTTAACCAAAAAGCATAAAAATGTTGCTGTATTTGTTATGGTTAAAACGTTACTTTTGCAGGAAATGGCGAAATTTGTAGTAGCCAAATATTCTGCGTTGTACAGCCAAGTGTCTGTTCCGGTTTTTGTCAATGGCAATACTATGCTTTGGTCTCCGTTTGACCCGCCAAAGGCAATCATTAATAGTGTGTTCGCTTTCGAGACATCTATAGAATGTGAAGTTTTCCACGAGTAGTTTCGATAGATGTCGAAAAGACGGTTACTATTTTATATATATCGCCATTCGCCATATGATTTTGAACCATCGAGGTTGTAGTTAGAGTTTCGGACTGCAATGCTGTTTGATCCGAAACAAATAGCCATTTGAATACCATATATAATCCCATTAGAAGTTATCAGAGAATCGCCCATTATAAAATACCTGTTTCCAGAAAGATTTTTAGGAAGGGTTCCAGTAGCGTAAGAATTTGCTACGACAATATATTTTCCGCTTAAAGAATCAATATTACCTGAAAATTCGTTGATTTGAGGCTTACTATTTTAATAAATAACTTTCATTTCAGTATTTATCTTGGTTTGGATAGACACTTTATACGCATCAATCGGTGTAATTGTGAAATCATCTGATTTTGAATTTTTTGTTAAAGGTGTAATATATATGCTTTCTGTCTCTCCTCTTGATACGAGATAGAATCCAAATACATTTGAATTTACAGTGCCCAGTATTAATGCGGAAGAATATACATGAATAGGCAAAATTGCTTTTTCGTTAGTTTTTACTGCCAGACCGGTCAGCCGGTTACTATTTAATTCATTAAGCGCTCCAACCACCGTCTGGTTGCTCGTCTGCAAGTTACTGATGACCGCATTGGTCAATTTACCGACAATCCAGTTCCAGATTCCGCTGAACGGTGAAAGCTTGTTTGCCTTCGCCGCCGCATCGTAAATCATCATCGTGTCGTTGTCCGCAGGTGTTGCTTTCTGTGAATACTCGTTAAATTTACCCATTACTGTAATCTCCTTTCTAATTCCTTGATACGTTTCTCTTGCTCGTCAACCTTTGCGCTAAGTTCCTGTATGGCTTTGATTGCGTATTCAGTCAGAAGTAGTCTGTCAATCTGCTTTGCGTTTATGCTTCCATCTTCGTTATATCCGCCACCAAGTGCAAGCAAGGAGTCTATCTTTTCCAAATCATCCGCAACAAGTCCAAGTGGCTGATGAACGCCGTTTTCCTTCCAATCGAACGAACACACCGGCATTTTGCAAACTGCATCAAGAGCATTCACTTCGCAGTCTTCAAAATTTTTCTTTAGCCTAACATCGGAGGCGGAATCATTATACAACTTTCTCAAACTATAGTTGGTTGACCCCCATTGCGCCGATATAGTTAACGCTGCCTTTCCAGATTCTACCGATGATGACAAGTGCGCTACTCTATTTGTTGCATTAGTTACTGACGCCACGGGTCTTCTTCGTATGTTTTGTCCTGAATCTTCTACGCCATAATCTTTAAATGTAAATTTTCCGGTAACATAAGCGTCTTTTAATGCCGTAGTCCCCTTAACGGTTACATCGCTCATAGCCGTAAGATAGTCGGTATATATCCAAATCGTGTCGTTTTGATATTTCACAACATAACCGTCGCCGGTTCCTTCCTGCCAAATTCTAATAACACCATCAGACACATCCTGTGCGTATAATCCGTACTTTCCAAGCATCAAAGCCTTGTAGTTCTTTGCGTCTGTATAGCCCGTATACAATCGCAACCCGGCAGTGTTAAGCGAAACCATCGGGTTTCCTGTATTCTTGTTAAGTACGACATATCCGGTGTATCCAAGCCTTGACACCAAATTTCCGTTTTCATCGTAAATTTTCAGCTGACCGTTACCGTTGTTTACGCCACCAAGGCTGATAATGCCGCCTTTCATGGCATTGAAAGATATATACAGTGTCGTGTTTTCGCTCTCATCCTTGCCATAATACAGACCCTTGAATTTTCCGCCGTCTGATAGGATATCAACTATCTGTTCCTGTGTCAGTGATGCCACATCAACCGCAACGGAAAACGTCTGATAGTCTGCAAGCTTCGTCTTTGCCTGGTCGAAATACAGCGAAACCTTGAGCATATTGTGAGCCTTGAGCGACAGGTTATTGACGTTAATACTCAATCGATCAAGTGCCGCAGTCTGCGATACCGTGAGCGCTGACCATGTAGCGCCGTTGTCGGTGGATTTTTCAAGTTTCCACCAACCTTTTTGCGACTGTGCAATCTCGCCGTTGCCGTCCCTGTAAAACGAATCTACAATGAGCGGCGCCGGTGTTATCTTCTTATCTGCCCCCATCAGTAACACATCTGCATTACTCTGAAAGAAGTAAGTCCTTCCGGCATTTCCCTGCTCGCCTTTGATTTTCGTCCAACTGTATTTTGTCGGGTCAGTGCTGTCATTCGGTGTGTAATCGGTATACTGCCCGATATACAGTTTATTGACGCTATCATCCACGGAGAAACCTGTTCTACCATCAGCGCTATTTGCATATGCGATATGGAAGTACGGCGTCTTTCCGTCCGCTCCTGGTGTTCCTGGAACACCCTGTGCACCATCCGCTCCCTTAATCAGTGACCATGTGTATTTCGCCGGGTCAGTGCTGTCAGCTTCCACGAAATCCACGTACATGCCGATATATTCACGGTTTCCGTCAGATACCGAAAAGTCTTTCGTTCCATCCGCACTGTTGGCATAAGCAAGGTGCGTGTACTGTGTCTTTCCGTCTTTACCGTCTTTTCCCGGGATGCCGTTCGCTCCGTCTTTGCCGGCGTACTGTTTCGCAAGTGAGAACTGTTTCGATACGACAAGGTTATTCAGATATGCGGCTTTGATATTCACCCATCCGCTGTCTGCGGTCAAGCCGGTGACAGTATAGGTTTTATTTTCCTTGTCCCAACTTCCCTGTATGTTCTGCGATGTCGTAATCGTATACGTACAGTTATTCGTGATATCCTGTGTACCGTACATGACTGTTGCCGTTGTGGCGCACTCTGGGAACTCCGTATAGTTGCCGTCGCTATCAACCGGGATTCCCTGATAGTCGTTGTCGAGCTGCATGGTCATGTTTCTGGCTAGGGATGCAGCCTCAAGAGCCTCTTCTGCTTTTGTATCATCGGTATATTTATTCTGCTTCTGCCAATCTGACTGAACATAAGATGCTCCCTTTGCTCTTGAAACTGTACAGGTAAGGATATCTCCACCTTCATCTTCACTCTGCGACCATAAATCACCGATATCGTAAGGTGGCTGCGGCTTTGTCACAAACACTCTACGCTTATGATCTGCGGTATCCTGTGCGTTCTCAGCAGCTTTCATAGCTTTCGTAATATCGGTATCTTGTACCAATGTCCAACCCCACGTTGCTCCATCCTGCATAAAACGATATGCGTAACCGGTCGTTTTGTTAAAGAACAAATCACCGATGTGCTTCTTTCTTTCTGCTGCACTTGTCCAGTCTGATGCAGGCTTGTTTTGGAGTGTAGGTTCATAATCGTAGTAGAACGTTTCAATCTGACCATCTATCTGGTCTTGCAGATCTCCCAGTGAGCCAGTTACCGTTTCAGCGTAGTCAGATAGTTTTCCGTCTGAATAATTCTTGCTCTCTTGGAGATAGTTTGCAAATGTTTGATCAAGAGATTTCCCTCCACCAATTTGAACACTTCCGTCGAGATATACGGATTTCGTGTCCATATCCACAGAGAAGATGATGTTTCCGCCGGCGTCTGTTACCGTGATTGCTCCGGCATTAATCCAGTCAGCATTAACACCAACAGCGTTCAAAATCCTTACTATCGTATCTCCATCAACGGTCATTCCGCCGTTCCATGTTTGACCACCATCTGTCGAAACGCCCCATGCTTCTGCGGTCATCTTCCATACAGCCTGCGATTCTGCAAGTGTGGGTTTATCATGCAAATAAAAAATCTTGCTACCGTCCTGCTGAGTCTGGACCGTGGTATAAACACCGGTGGAATTGTCCAGCCGGTCTTTAAACTCTTGCAATGCCTGCTCTCGGGCAGTCCGCTCTCTCCAAACGGACTTTCTGGCATCGACAGCCGCTTGCGTTACAAGTGAATAGGTCTTTGAACTATTCCGGGCTGCGCTTTCGGCATTGCAGGAAATCTGCTCAAACGACCCCGGTTGCAGCACGACGTTTGTCAAAAAGCTTTTATATTTTTCCCCTTTTCGGTCGGTGATTAAAACAGCATCACCGGCTTCGAGAACTATATCGGTCAAACATTCCGTTTCAAACGGCCGAAAAGACATACCGATGCATTTTTCACCGATTATACTTGCGACAACCTCTCCGGTTCCTTGCGGAATCAGTTTGTTTTCACTGATTTTCAGAACATATCCTTCTTCTCCATACAGATACGAACTCGCTTCTTCGTTTTCAGATGTGGATTCCAGATACTCTGTTACCTGCACACCAGTTATCACTACATCGTCCAGGTTCGGGGTAAAACCATTAGTGGATTTTATAACTACTCTGTCCGCATCAGCAATTTCCGTATCATACCATTTTATAGTCAATCTGCCGTATTTATCGCATCTGGCGTACTGGCATCCGATCTGACATACCCATGCTATAACTTGTCTGAAGGTCAGCGCCTCATCATCGGGCCTTGCTGGTATCTGATAAGAATCTTGATAAAAATTAAGTGTGTCCAGTGTTACTCCGCACACTTTGCAAGCATCCTGTATTATTTGTTTCCTTGTTGCTGGATACCTCAGCTTACTTGCAGAATAATCACGGTCGAACTTCCGCATGTTATCTTCACATTGCAGTTCGATGATCGTAGTATTCTGGTACGGAGTATCTATGACCGTCATTGTGCATATTCGGATTTTTTCTATCAAAGCATTCTTATGCACTATGATTTCATTACCGGTCGTATCCAGAATCTTATCGCCGGTGGTATCGAGCAATGCACTGGTATCTTCTGACTCAAGTTCAATTCCTACATAGCAGATCACCGTAGCGTCTGTAAAATCATAGTCTGTATACTTTCCGTCAAAGTTATTGATTGACAGATTCAATGTGTTGATATTTGCGGACCCGATCTTGAAAACGTTGTCGTCAGACACGGAATCCTCAAACTTCATACCGTTTGACCAAAAATCGGCGTTGGTAAGATTGATAATCGTTCCATCCGTCAGCGTTATGTCTGCGTACTTTAAATAATTCCTGTTATCGTTATCCTGTTCATTCTTGAATCTGTTTGAAATATCTCTCAATCTCTCACCTCCTACTGTTCGATCAGGTCAAATTGCAATCCTTCCATTCGTTGATTTCCAATCCACCAACACTTAAAAGGAGCGGACCGGTCGCCAACATAAAAGGTTCGGACTTCGTGTTTGTTTCCAGACAAGAGATCGGGATATTCAACAGAAATGTACTCTGGGTTTACCGCCTGCACGATTTTGCAAGCTTTTTCCCATTCTGGCGCATTCCAGCCGATTTCCAGTTTTCTCTTTTGTCCAACACGATTCTTATGCATGATCGTGTCGTCGGTACGCCCGGATTCTGCCGCTGATATATCCTGCAATCCCCAGGTAAAAGAGGACGGGCAAGGCATTGCTACACCATTAATTTTTATAAAAACGTCTGCCATTGAATAATCACCTCATTTTTGCGCATGAAAAAAGCGCCTATCAAAGATAGACGCTTTATGATTATTCATTATACTTTTTTGGCGTAATATGATTCCATATTTTTACATATGATGTTCAAGTAAAAAGAAAGAACCGGAGATTTCTCCCCGGTCCATGGTCTTATTTATAAGTCACTTTGTACATTGCTCTGCGATACGATTTCACTTTCCCATAACGATTATTATTCGCAAATTGCACCATTTCAACAACATGTGTTCCGGGTTTTATATAAATGTCGTCCAATGACCCACCACCACTAACAGAAGTACCATGATTTTGATCCCAGAGTGTTCCGTCAATATAGATATATGTCATTAATCCCCGGTCAACATTATTTGCCGAAAAATTGATATATCCCATCGGAAACTGTTTATATAACTGCATAAGTATGATTTTGCCGTTCGTGCTTCTTTGAGAATTATATTCAATAAAGAAATCTGCATCTCCGCATTCTTTTTGATTTGGCAAAAGCATCTTAAGTTTACTAGGTGTGTTTTTGACCGTGACTTTACACTTAAATGTTTTACCAGACGCACTTCTGGCGGAAACATAAGCAGTCCCGGCACTTTTTCCGCTAATCTTACCGGTTGACGAAACTGTTGCAACTTTAGTGTTCGATGAAGACCATCTGTATTTCTGTTTCGTATTCAGCATTTTAAGCTGTGCCGTTTTTCCTCTGTACAGCGAAATGTTTGAGCTGCTGATCCTCGGTGCTTCTACTGTCACCAAACACCGATAACTCTTCTTCCCGATTTTGGCAGTAATCGTAGCTGTTCCTCGGGCCTTTGCTGTTACTTTTCCGGCGCTATTCACAATCGCATTTCTTGAGTTACTGAACCATTTTGGTTTCGCTTTTGTTCCGACCATCTTCAGTTGCAATGTCCGCCCTGTACAAATGGTTGCCTTCGTTTTGTTAATTTTAACTGTTGCCGCCGATGCCGGAACCGCCATGGCAAGTGCCATAATCATTGCCAGCAAAATCACTGAAATCTTTTTCCACTTTTTCATTTTCTTTTTCCTCCCTTGGATTGATAGTTCAATTATACATCTGATAAAGAGAAACTACAATGATAATCGCAGTAATTGATTAGGCAAAATCACGTAGAATCCATTTTTTTGTGTTTCCGTGGAATTTTACGTTCAAAAAAAATCGTGCCCGTATTTAAGCCGTTTTATTTGAGTAAGGCTGTGTCAATGATCTGAAAGTTTGCCCGGTGGATGTAAAGGGCTTTCCCGTCAATCATGAGCTTTGTCATTTTCGGCAACTTCTTCGGAATTTTCCAGTATACTTCGTCACCAGAATATGCTGTAATAGGTTGCCCGAGCTGAGATTTAATCACAACAACTCTAGATTTTCCAAAATAATTCTTGTACTGATTTACGATCCCGGCAACGTAAGTATTGTCAGAAAGTTTTCCTGTAGATTGACTGTAAATATCAGTCTGCTCAAAATCCACATCCGGCTCCAGACCATCTTGCTCAAATATGCAGGTGTCGCCGCAGCTCTGGATTTCCTTGCCGTCAATATTGATTGTGATCACGGATGACAGCTCATATCCGCTAACCACAGTTCCATCACTGTTGTAAGAAGTTGTCTCAACCGGATTCCCTTGAACATTAATCTTGTCGCCGACCGTGGTCATAACCTTTTCACCGTAGTTGTCGTAAGTGCGTATTGTATATCCATTTCCAACCAGATTGCCTTTGATGTCATTAATAGTATCGTCCATCAGAGCGCATCCTGTAGTCCCGCCGATAAGACATAGACATAAGATTGCAAGTAACATAATTTTGATTTTCTTCATTTTACCACTTCTCCTTTAACTGATTTATCGGTGTTCCTGCTACTCCGGCACTTTCACCACTATCAGTAGCCTTGAAATAAGCACCGTCTTTTTGTGGGTACATAAATTCGAACATCAGATAATTCGCAGCATCGCAAAGATACTCCGTGTTGCCGGTTTTAAGATATTTTTTGATGCACATATCATGAGATTCTATGGCATTTACCAATTTCTCGCCGAAATTATCTTTTGCAGTGCCGTATTTGTAAAAGCTTGTTTCACACCGGTTTTGTCTCAGTTCATCAAACTGATCAGAGTATTCTGCTGGCATTTCTTTTCCAAGTCTACTCATTTCTTTCTCACTTTCTAATCAATTACTGTAATGTTTTTGGCTTGAATCAATTTGAATCGTTTGCGTGAGGAAATTATCACCTACGGTATTTCAAACGGATTTCGGATTGGTTTAATCAATGTATTCTTGGTCATCCCATTTCTGCTTTACCCGTTCGCACAAAATGTCCTGATTTCTCTCTGAGAAGAACAACCAGATATGACGATCAAAATCTTTTCCGTTTCGTTGGCCAAGGTCTGACTTGAAGAACTCGTCTATCATGTCCTGATAGAACCGGAGCTCATCTTTTTCTTCCACGTCCGCTTTCAGAAGTGGTGAATCATCGCCAATGATAACACCCATGAACTGATCTGCGTATTCGGCAGAAATCATTATATGCTGTTCGTCCATGCGTTCCCGGTACTGTTTGAAGTAATAAGCGATAACTGCCATGGTCAGACAAATGTCATGATCTTCCAGAATGTTCTCCTGTTCACCATACAGCGAATTAAACTTATTGTACAAAATCTGTGGTACATCTTCGTCCCGGTACTTCTCAGAACGATTTTTCTGTTTTTGCTTGCGGTACACTTCCTTCTGCTCAGTTGTCCGTGAGGGTATATTATTTATATTTAATATATTAATATTATTAGTAGCAGAAGTCTTTGAACCTTTATCATTCTTTGATAAAGTCTTTTTCTCTTTATTTGATAAAATAAAGTCTTTATCTGTATTCTCTGTATAGTGTTCTCTGTAAGTAGTCTCTGGTAATGCTTCTGTCGAATTGTCGGTGTGCATTTCGTCATTTTGTCTATTTGCACACGGACAATCTGACGTTGAAATTTCAACAGTATCTTTTAAGATTTTTTCAAGAACATCTTCGTCAATAGAATACCATTTAGTTCTGTCCCTACTGTCCTTGTTATAATTGCCCGTAATAACAAGACCGGAATTTACCAAATTTTTAAATGCTCTTTCAACGGTTTTTGTTGACCACCACGGAAAATTTTCTTTTCTCCAATTTTCCATGGTATTGTAACTCCAATACTTTCCATCGTAATAATTTCTTTTTAACTTTTCATTAATTTCAAGCCAATAATAAATTTGTCTTAAAACAATAGCTTCATTAAGTCCTATTTTTACTGCTAGTTCGGAATTTATAACAAGATTGCTTTGAGTAGATAAAATAAGATCTGATAATTTTTTATTCATAATAGATAACCTCCGTATTGGTTCACTGTGGCCTGCCATGAATAGCCAGAATCCGTAATTTATAAAAACAACAGGCAGGCGCATTACGGTTTACGCTTTTCGATGATCGGTCTAGCCTGTTGGTTTTACCAGCTTGGAAACAAAAAAAGAGCAGACTCCAAGACGGTATTACGGGAAACGGGTCACTGTTTCAACCCAAGTAAATATCATCTTAAAAGTCTGCTCAATATTTTGTTTTTTTCGCACAATATAACAAGATATAGGTACTACTCGTTACTCATTTATTATACCGCAATCCGGCAGAAATGGCAATGGTTTTTACCACGCTGGACTAGGGTTTTTTCGCCGGTTGTTATCGTTCTGGGCTTTTGTGACAGCTTTCGCAATAGCACGTCCGTCCAGATTAATCGTGTTGGAAATGTACTGTGGAGATGAGTTCCCACCGGTGTTCATGTTCATCATTGCCATAGCGACACCCTGTGTTACCGCCTGTGTCATTTCTTCCTTGCCCAGTCCGATGCTTCCGTCCGGCATGTTTCCGGTAATGCTGTCAGCAATGCTCTTCATTGCCTGTTTGTTGGTCAGTGGAAGGACTGCTTCCTTTCCGGCTTCACCGACACCAATTACGGATGCCGCATTGAAAAGACCACCTTTAGCGTACCAGTCAACTTTTGAACTGTACCGCCACTTGTGGGTCCGTCCCTCTTGCCAGTCAGTGTAATCCATGGAGATATGTGGAGTTCTGATGTGAATCGACTCCATGCCGTTTCGGAGATTCTGCATAGCCGTTTGCCCGATGCTGTACATATTGCTGAAATTGCTTCGAATAGTACTTACAACCGCTTGAATCGCACCACCGATGCTCGTGTTCATGGTTCCCCGGATGTAAGAAGATATATCCCTTCCAAGATTTTGCCACTTGCCAAGAGCGATTCTGTACTGGCTTCCAAAGTGACTGCGGACGGTTTCATCCATTCTGCCGAGTTCCGTGCTTGCGTCAATCTTCATCTGGCGGACATTTTTGGTTACTTCACGGGAAGAATTTCCCCAGTTTTTTGTCGCAGATGTGCTTACACGGCTGAAGGAGTTTTCAGCACTTGTAGCTGCGGATGCAGAATTGATTTCTGTCTGACCAGTAATGGTATCCCAAGCTCCTTTAATTTTTGAGCCGATTGAATCCCATGCTGTTTTCGTCTTTGAACTAATAGTGTCCCATACGCCGGTTACGGTGTCCTTAATGTTTGTGAACGTGTCAATTACGCTTCCAATCCTGTCAGAGATTCCCTGTTTCAATCCAGACATCAGATATCCGCCGATCTCCGCAAAAACTGTAGACGGAGAATGGATGCCGAAAAGATTTTTGACACCGTCAATAATAGGGTCTGAGATGTTTGTTTTAAGCCATGTTCCGACAGTGGAAATCACGTTTTTGGCACCGTTGTAAAGTCCATTGATAAGGTTTGAACCATGTGTGTAAAGCCAAGTCCCGGCAGTGCTGAACGCATTTTCTATTGCTTCCTTAGCTTTACCGGCAAATTCCGTAACGGTATCCCAGTTTTTCCATAAAAGGAACCCACCCACAACAGCGCCAATTACAGCTAATCCTATCGGGCTAAACAGCACGCTGCCCAATGTGGAAAATGCGGTTGCCATTGCCGGAGCAAATGTTCCTGTAATCCAAGTTCCGATAGAACCGGCAAAAGCAGTTGCAGCTGGCCAAAGTTTGGTAGTTATGACTTCAAGGATTTTCGGAGCGATCTGTGTTGTTATGGTAGTCGGGATCGCTTTCAACTTGTCAACAGCTTCCAGAGCGTAAACCCCAACAGCTGTGCCTAATGTACTTGTTGAAAATGCAGTCGCTATTTTGCTGAGTGCTGTTCCCAGTAATGTTGCCGTAGCACTGGTTCCGGTCGGCAGTTTTCCCATAGCAACTAAAATAGATGATACTAAGGTATCTGCTTTTGACACTAATCCTACACCGGCAAACGCAACTACAAACTTACCGGCTGTAGTTTCTCCTAATCCAGAAAAAATACCGCCCAAAACATCCAGTAATACTGTTGCTAAATCCTTTAAATGACTTCCCCAGTCTATCTGACTAAGGAATAGTCCAATGCCTCTTCCGAAGGACTCCCAGTCTGTTGTTTCTGCGATATCAACCAGAGCGTCCAGTAAGTTTGTGATGAAAGTGTTTAAGGATGTTCCGTTCTCTTGCCACTTAAACTTTCCGATAAAAGTGTTGATTCCGTTGGAAATGTTATTAACCAGTTCGTCCCAGTTGAAATTTTGCGTCCATGCAGCCAATGTCCGGAATGCACCGTTTAATCCGGTCGCAATCGTAGTTGCTATTTTGGAGAATGAAATTCTGCCAAAAGCTCCATTCATGGCATCAGCAACCGCAGTTCCTAATTGCTCCCAGCCAGTCAGACCAGCATTATTCTCTTTAGACATTTTCTGAACAAAACCGTCCAGAATATTCCAGCTTATCATAAAACCACTGCCAAGGACTTGACCAAGGTTCGGCCAGTTAACTTCGTCAATCATTCCACGAAGCCCAGTTGCCAGTTTGTTACCAATGTTTACGAAGTCAATGCCACCCGGGCCAATCAGAAGCTCAAAGGTGTTGACTAAAGTGTTGATACCGGCACCGACAGTACGCCCTAATCTATCCCAGTGAATATTTTCGACAAGGCTGTTAAAGGAACGAGTAAAAGCATCACAAAATGCAGAGATCTTCGGGCCCACATTACTCCAACTAATAACATCGTAAATCTTCCGGATTCCGATATTAAGCATATCTGCAATGATCTTTCCAAGTCCTTCCCAGTCATGGTTGAGAAAAGCTTTACGGATTTTTTCGGCCCATTTATTGATAGGGGTTTCTTCTTTGTTCAGAGCATCGTCTATCTGGTCTGTGATTCCGCCAAGACCCAATGAAGGCGTTGTACCGGTTCCAGTTTTACCCTTTCCGGTGCTAGGCGTTGAACTAGATGAGCTAGAGTTATCCGTCAGCTGGTTCAGTTCATCAAACGGAAGGACGGAAAGAGCTTTTTTCAGAGCTTTTGCTGATGAAGTAGCATCGTCCAGCCCAGAAGCTGCTGCATCTCCGGCATCCTGTAATCCGCTAAGGTCTGCTGAGGAATCTTCCAGTCCGGCAAGATCGTTTACGACCCCGCTTGTGGAACCCTTGATTTTTTTGCCCATCAGAACGTACATAAAGTTACGGAATGTTTCTGCAGCCTGCATAAGTTTTGACATTAAGGCATTAAGAGCCTGTATGCCCGGAAGAACTGCGGTGATTAATCCTTGCCCTATTACAGATGACAGGGATTGAATATTCAATGTGAGGAGACGTACTTGGTTGGCGTAGGAACCGGCTGTTCTAGCGAAGTCCCCCTGCTGTGCACTTGTAACTGACATGATGTAGTTATAGCGCAGCATTGTTTTCTGCGCCTGTGTCATGGAATTGTAAGCTGTCGTAATACCTTGCGACAACGCATATTCCTGAAGGTTGGCGACTGAAAGATTTATTCCAAGTTGCTTTAAAGGCTCGATTTCACCCGAAATGCCCGCCCTGATTTTGTAGAAGGCAGTATCAGTATCAATGTTGTAAAAAGATGCCAAATCTCCGGCTAATCCCGCAAGAGTTGTTGACATCTTCGCAGCGGATTCCTGCGTCACGCCAGAAGCATTCAGCATCGCCATCATGGTTCCGGAGTAGTTCTTTGCTGCCAGTTCCGACAGTCCGAACTGTTTTGTCGCCGTAGACGCAAACTTATACGCTTGATCTGCCATGCTTCCAAAAGCAACGTCTACAACGTTCTCAACCTCAGCGATATCGGAACCAATCTCAAGGATACCTTTTCCGCCCATAGCTTCGCTGAATTTGTTCATTACAGCTGAAGCCGCTTTGAAGCCAAGGACGGTCTTAATAAAAGAGCCTACATTGGAAGATGCTGTTTTCAGCCCACTGCTCCTATTGACTAGACTAGAGATTCCGGCTGCCAGAAATCCCAGTCCACTCTTTGCTTTTGTCGCCACCCCACCGAGTAACGAAGAAAGCCCCGAACCGATAGAGGAAAGCTTGTTAAAGGAATTGACCACAGTATTCGTGGAAGTCCCTACTTTCCCACTAGCCGCCGCTAACTGCCCGAGAGCTTCTGTCATTCTCAGTGTATTCTCACTGATCCGCGGAGCATCTTGCATAGAAGTAAAGAATTTCTTCACTTCTGCGGCTAAATTCTCCAATTGTGATGCTGTTTTACCAGTTTTGTCACCTGCATTTGCCAGCCGTGAAATGGATTGTACAAACATGTTTATGGATTCCGAAGGCTTTGCTGTAAACAGCATACCGTTAATAACTTTTCTCAAACTCTTTCCGAGTTTTTTTAAGCCTTCTGCTGACTGATCTGCTTTTCCACCGGCATTAGCAAGTCTTGCCAGCGAACCTACAAACCGGTTGACGCTGGAAGATACGTCCCTAATGTCATTTAAGCTATCAATACTTTTAATGATTTCCCCCATCTTTGAAGTATCAAAGCTACTTATATCTGCCGTTGCAAGTCTACTTAAGGAATTGATAACATTCGTGATTTTAGAATCTTTGAAGTTCATTCCGTTAAGAGCGTTCATGGTATTGGCAATTTTTTCAACACCGGTTATTGCGGGCTGCATCTTCGCAGCATCAATTTCTTGAAACTTTTGAATAGCGTTTACTGCTGACTTGACGTTTTTTGTATCAATCTTTGGAATTGAAACATTGGAAGCACCTTTTAAAGAACTTAATCCGGCAGCCAAATTCTGCAAAGATTTCGTACTCGCTCCAAGCGTCGTAAAGTCAACTTTTGACAAGCTCCGAAGCTGACCGGTTAATCCAGATAAGTCCGGCACACTAACTTTTGTTTTGTTTAATGTCTGTAAGGCTGCTGATACTCTTCCAATTTCACGAGCATAATTCCTGAGCCCACCGGTATTGACGTTCCCCAGTGCTGTGTCAACATCCTTTAACTTTTTAGCCAGATTACTCAATGCTTTTGTAGCGTTCCTGGTACTACTGTTTATTTGTATATCAAGGGTATCAATGGTATTATCAGCCACAAAAAACACCTCCTTTTAATCAAAAAAAAATAAGGGCAGACAAGACTTTTTATTCATCCTGTCCGCCCTTTTTATTGCCTATTTCAGCTATATTCGCATTTGCCTTTTTTATCAGAAGTTCGTAGTAACGTTCCTCCTGCTTCAATTCAGCTTCAGACCGTTTCGGAACATCTGGTTTTTCTTCAATCTGCGGTTTCTTTGTTTTTTCTGTGATTGGTTCATCCGGATACTTCGCCTTATCAGAAATCGCACTTTCTACCGCAGATTTCACATATAAGCCGGAAAGCCATGACTGATATTCAATCAGTTTTACCTGAGTTTCTATCTCATCACGTTTAATTTTCTCGTACTCACGTATCCTTACTTGAAGGTCACGTATGGTACTTCTGAGAAATTCTTTCCGGCTCATTCCGATGCGAACTGCCGCCGGATATAACTCTGTCCAGATTATTTCGCTGTAGCTTTTTTCTGGTGATCTGTCGGCTTCTTCGGAGTTTTCTTCGGTTTGGCTGCTACGTTCAGATCGTCCATGAACGTCTCCAGACCGGTCAGTTTGAAAAAACCGTCTTCCTCCATTTGTTCAAGACACATGGCAAAGATACCGTAAAAGTTACCCTGCTCATCATCCTTATGTTCCTGAATGAATTGTGCTGCAAGTTTCTTCGCAGTTGCAAGATTCGGAACAGAACCGTCTGCATCCGGGTTGTCACCATGATACTGAAGAAGTCCTGCATAAAACACGGTTAATGCTGTGTTTGGGATATTTGCCATGCCGGAGATCATTTCTTCCGGAGTTCTATCAACACCGCCACTGGTTGCCAGAAGTGTATTCATTACACTTTTGACGCAATCATCATAAAGAGATGCTTCGATGCTGTATTCAAGTTTGTACTCTTTGTTACCAATCTTTAAAAGTTTATACATAATATCATTTCCTCCCAGTTAGATATATTTGTTATTCGCCTTCGGTTGGCTTAACTGCTGTATCCGGTCCGACGTACTCATTGATAGTCAGGGACATATCAACGGTAAGAAGTCCATTCTGATCTCTTGCCGGTTTAGGAATGATAGTCGGTGGCTCGATTTTGGTGAAAAATGCTTTCTGAAGCGCCGGGTAATATTCCTCGTACCACATAGACAGACCACTTGCATGAGCTGTTTTGTAAGCGGTGATAAGATCTTCCCACTCTTTGATTGTTTCGTCCGTAACGTTTACAGTTACATTGAACGTACCACCAGTTGAACCACGACCTGCGATAGTCCTCTCAATTTCATCTTCGAGCGCAGATGCGTCGATAGTCTCAACGTCGATAGCGATTTCATCAGAAGCGTTTATTCTGTGAAGCATTTTGAATTTTTCTGGTTTTGTTCCCGCTACTGTCTCTACTGCATAACCGGTAAGAGCACCAACGGTACTAATTCCTGCGATGTTTCCTGATGCCATAGTGGCTCCTTTCCGCCTTTCGGCTATAAATTATTTCAATAAAAAAAGAGCCTTAATGGCTCTGACACGTAACCCTGTGCCTGGGAGATAAAAGGATCACCGCCCTTCTACTCTTCTTTGCCTACTTGTTTAATGACCTGATTCACATAAGTACTCAGTCCTGCGACAAGAATACCTTGTGTGATTGCGGTAAAAACTGCCATTGCAATTTCCTGACCGCCTGTGACTGTAGATGTAGCGAAAACATAGATTCCGCAGACAACTACGCCCAGAAGTCCGAGGATTCCAGGAATGTATTTGTCAGCTACGGTTTCAGCCTGTTTGAGGAATACTCCTACAAAATACAGGACTACAGCTACAACCAGAAGTTCCGGTTTCACATAGTTCATGATCTGATCCATTCTATCTCACCCCTTTCATTCGCCGAGCAACTGCCCAGTGTAAATTCTTGTATATCGGCTAACAAGCCGTTTGATGCTATCGTCAGCGTTCCCCATGAGTTCAGGCCCGTAGGTTCTACGAAATCCCATACCAATCATGGACTGATGACTTTTTTCGTCAATTTGATATACTTTCGCAAGTGGAGCTGTGCCCGTGGCGAAGCACTCAATCTGGATAGTTGGAACTGTGGCACATTCATCGCCTTCAAGGTCTCCTTCTGTCAGAACATTTCCCAACATGTAAAGCCTTGCATAGGTTTTCTTTCCAGATGCAAGAGTTTGGCTTCTGTCCATGGAAAAATTCCCTTTACCAACTACAGGCTCGACAGATTTATTCCAACGCTCGTATATATCGGATATCGGGTTTTTTAATATTTCCGGCATTTAATCACCCTGCCTGTTCTAGCATATTTTGAGTTTGTGTTTGAATAAAATCTTTAATCTGTTGATATCCCCAGCCACAGTTAATAAGACTACTTACAAGCATCTCCATGCTCTGCACTTTTGCTAAGTCTTCACCTGTAAAATAATCCCTAACAGCTTCTTTGGGTTTAACATCAAGTTCAATTTCTATTTCCTTCGCTGTCTTTCCGAATATATTTTTGTATATCAAATTTGTGTAATTTGGATATGCAAATTTCTTATTCGGGCTGTCAGATATCTTCATTTTAATTGTGTCTGTAAGAATATGTCTGATAACTACGCCTTTATCACGTTCAATTTGCCATTGCTGACGCTCTACGTGAATCTTTTTCAATTCATCACGCATTGCATTAAACTCTGCGATGTAGCGTTCTTTAAACTCCATAGCTCTTTCGCCGCCATAGCCCATGCAAAGAATTGTAAAGCCGTCTTCTGTAACGATGTACTCTTTAAGCCTTTTGTTTTGTTCCGAAGTATAAGAGGACAACGCATAATTTCGTTGTCTAAATTCTTCCGAACATCCCAGATTTTCGATATCTCTCAGTACATCAGAATGTCTTTTCTCGAAACCCTCTGCTATTTTTCGGCTTGTGGTTACGATTTTTTCTTCGTATCTTTTACCAATGATTTCTACCAGCATAAATTCACTTCTCCTTTTATGATTTATTTTTTTGGCATGAAAAAAAGCACCTACCTTTCCGGTAGATGCTTCGCATCTTAATTGTACAAAATATGTGTCATATGATTCCATATTTTAGTATAGGATATTCAATTTCCGAACACTTCTTTTGCAATGTGGCGTATTTGAATAATGATAGCTTCTTCTGCATGGTACATCGGCATGTATGCCCTGTTACCATAAGAATGATGCTTTTGTCCACTTTCATCCACATACCACCATCCGTTTGGGTCGTAAGCATGTTTTTGGTCTGGGTAAGTACCAACACCATAATCAGCACCGGACGGTAATGGATAACTGTCCGTTCCGTAAGAAATACCGGCGCTAAACTCGATAAAAAGAACCTTGTCCCCGGAAAGTCGAACTGCTGCACCAACAATATCGCCATGTTCGTTGTTGATAACTTCCGTGTAGTAAGAACCTTTTTCTTCAGACGGAATAGATTCCATTGTGGTCTGAATAACCTGTATCCCCTCTTGAGCCAGTTTGTCAATGAAAATCTGGTTCTTCCTTTTAATATCTTTCTGGTATTCTTCCAGATGTTGAATCGCTGACTGCAAAGAATTATGGTTCAAACTGCATCGGATTATTTTTCTACTCATTGTTGCCACCGATTTTCGATATTCCATATCGGGCAACTTGTCCTTTTTGAGTATCAAGGGTTCTCTTAAGCCTGTAGTCTGGGAGAACAGTCGGGCTATTATCTTCATCGAGAATTAATGACCCATCTTCCCCGACTTCCGGCACGACATCAATCCACAAGACGTTGCCTTCTTTTGGTTGAAATGTTCGGTCAAAAACCGTAATGTACCGGTCATAGTCAGGAACGATTCCGGCAGACAATTCTTCCGGCGTACCGGCTGTTGCCGATACTGAAATGTTCTTCTTTTGTGGGTTTGAATAGACAAGAAGTTTATCCATTCCATTGTTTTTTTCTTTTACTGTTGAAATCCATATGGACTGTTTTTGGCGAAGTCTGCCTCTCATATATGCACCCTCCATTGACAAAAATGCTTTTTTATATTATTCTCATAAAGAAATCAGGGAACGGCGTATCCCCAGATTTCATAATCTTCCAGTCCCCAGTTCCTCAGTTCTGGGGACTTTTTTGATTTAAAATAAATTAATTAAAGCCCTCTTTAGTTAATTAGGCATTTTGGTTGTATTTTCTGCCAAGCAAATATCACTAAATCTTTTGAGAATATATGGTCTTAATTTGTTCACACCATTTTGATTAGGGTGAACACCATCACGTAAATAATAAGGTTTTGTGTATACGTTAATACCAGAATTTGCGTATAAATCTATAACTGGCAAACCATAATATTCCCCTAAAGCTAACACAGCATCTCTGTAAGGTTTTGTGTTGTGCTTTGATTGATAAGGAGCAATTAACACAACTGTTGGGTGATTAGTGCGTTGTAATAAATTCGCAATTATTAAATTATAAGCTCCATAAAACGTTGTTTTATCTGTGTCTGATATTAAACCTATAGGTGTATTATTAGCTGAGTCATTTTCACCGCCAAAAATAGACCAGATATCATAATAACCAGTATATGTTGGTATTCTATCAACGAAAGGTTGATTAACAGTTGCATTTTCATTTCGTGCAACACAAGTACCACCAACACCTTTATTGTCTAAAATCATGCCTAAGTTATCAGCTACGTATGTAGCGTATACGTCATAATATGGGTCGGTTAGGCTGTCACCAACGGCGCACCATTTTTTGGAAATTTTCTTATTAACTGGTTCAATAATATATTGATATGGAACATAATCTAATCTTGTATTATAACTTACTTGTACTACTTTTTCGTCATTTTGTTTAAATACAACGCGTATAAAATAAGCGTTCTCTTCGAGTGCCACCTCATCAACATCTTTCAGCTTTTTAATAAATTTCTTGCTTAAGTTATATAAACCTACTTGTACCATTGTATATACTTGAGAATTAGAATGTGAAAAAACAACTTTTTTATCATAACCAACTGGAATATAATCACTTACACAATAGCCTTGTGTGTTTGTAATAACTGAGCCATTAGATGTTGAAATTTCTGAGTCATGTATATTAGTTACATAATTTAATAAGTTTTCACTTCTTGAAATTCTAACAAAATTATTAATAAAATATTGATTTGTCTTCTCCTTTAAATCTTCCCTTAATGAACTAATCGCATTTCCTGTGGCTTTTGCATCGGCAATACCGCCTTCAACGGTAAGAGTTTTATCTGGCTGTGAAATATTCTGAATGTCCGTAATGGCTTGCTCTTTTGCGGAATTTACATTTTTCACCGCCTCGTCAGATGCAGTTTTGGTAATAGCTAGAAGTTGATTAATTATATCTTTGTTGTTTTCATCAAGAGATGGCTGGTCAACTTCGATTCCTTCTAAAACAGGAATTTGCGCTACGGTAGTGTTCCATTCAATACTGATATTTGAATCAGAATCTGTCTTAACAGCGCAGACAATGAATCTTATTGTTCCCATGTATCGCGCGGCGTTTTTTCCAATAACCCATGAAAATGTTATGTTATCTCCGTTTATAGAAGCATCTTCACAAATGTATTGGTCTTTTATGGAAATGTCTGGGTCTACGCTACTTACATTTTCAAAGTTGATTCGAATTGAAAATTTTGATAAATCAAGATTATCTCCCACTATCTTCGGGCAAGAGAATTTAATTCGTTCTGCATTTTTGTCAGATTGCACCGCCCCAACTATGATTTCTGGAGGCACAAAAATAGTTCGTGTTCTGGAGTCGATTGTGCATATTCCGTTGCTTTGTAATAATGTAGTTGTTTCTGCTGTCGAATCTGAATCCATAAGTAAATCAAGTGCTGATGTCATTTTTCTACCCCCGTTGTGGAATCGTTATTTTATCTGATGTTATGATAAACTTACCGTTGTCTTTTATACCTGTGACTGAAACCCCAAAATAATCCCACGCAAGAGCTTTAGATGGAATTTCACATTGTCCATTTTGTACCAATATCGGATATTCTTTGTCCATCCGCCAAAAAGAAGCTGCTATCTTACATCCATTCCATTCAGGTGAAAAAGAAAAGAACGCTTTTAAATATCCAGAAGTTCCTTTTACAAGTCCAGTAAAATCGCAACTTGGGTCTTGGTATATTTTTTGGTTTTCAACTTTAAATTTTAAAATTCTCATACAAATATCCTTTCTGGTCTGACAGGGGGGGCGCATATATAAATTGATTTCCTAAAATATCTCTGGTCACCACAATAAGAAATGGTCTATCTTACGCCACTTTTTCCAATAAATACGGAACAAAATGTATTGCTTCATCCCCTACAATCTCATATGCAATTTCAAAAATCTGCCTTGCTTTGTCAGCAATCAGATTGGCAATCAACTCTTCTACTTCTACCCAATTCTCACGGGGCACAAGTCTATGTAGTTCTTTAAGAAATCCACTCGAAAACATCATTGCATGGCTTAACTCATGTAAAACTACCCTTGTGAGAAATTCACCCGAAATAGCATCAGAAATCCAAACAGTTCTTGTGTTTCCGTCCGTCACAGCGCAGGTCATAGTACCGGTACGGTCAATCAGCACCGGATTCTGCGGGTGAGTAAACCGGACTTTCCATCTTTCACCATTCATGTAAAATTGTCTTAGCATAAAACCACCGCCTTTAAACCAAAAAGCCCCTGCTACACTTCTGTAACAAGGGCTTAATCTTATCTTGCTTTTAGTTCATCTGTTGAAGTAACTTAGTCAAATCAGTTTTCATCTGCTGTCTAAGGGTTGTGTCTGCATCCGACCACATCTCAGACATGGTACGAATAACATCCTGCGTGTACTCCTTCATCGAACTGTCCATCTTCTGTTTTGAATCTGCATCTTTGGAATCATGGTAATGCCTGCGATTCTCGCTGTATCTGTCATAGGCCTCACCATATCTGGACTGCTTATGGTTCATTCCATCCATTCTCATATCACTACGGTCCGGATGATATCCCATGCGGTACATTTTCTGCTCAAACTCTGGATTGTTCAGATACTCGTCCATCCAGTCATCATCTTCCATGTACAGATATGGCTTGTATCCCATGCGGCTTCCTCTGCCCTTTGGGGCAAATCTGCCATTGGAATAGCGATATCTGTCATATCCCATGCGCCCAAGATACTTTTCTTCCTGTTCGCATTCGTCCATAGCTTCTACGATTCTGTAATCTTTATCTGCACAAATCGCACATTTCACAGATTCCATGCAGTCCTTCAGATCGTCCCAGTCTTGAGCACTGAGATTATCGAATCCATGTGTCTTGGCTTTTTCCATAGCCCATTTTCCCATTTCCATTGCAACTTTATGCATTACAGTGCCCCCTTTCTAACAGCCTGTGTAACAGGTGTATCTGCTGTTGGGGCTGTACCATTAATTGCTGTCAAATTGTTACTCGGACTACAAGCCGGATTCCCTAACATCTTGAATACTCCACCGGTTGCATTTGTGGCTACTCTGGTTGCGTACTTCGTTCTGGTTCTTACGCCACAAGCCGTAACCTGTGCACAGCAACGATTCTGTAATGGATACAGGGTTGTTCCCGTTCCTATCTGAATCACCACCGGAGCGTTAATCGTAGTGGTTTCTGGTATGCTCTGTGCAATCACAATGCAATATTTTTCACCGTTGTTATAACTACCTGCCGGAAGTGTAATCACAAGATTACCACCAGTAAACGCAACAGCTTGGCTTATCACAAGACGATTGCAGAGTTTACAAACGTTTTTACAACTCATACTTCTACCTCTCAATCAGATAAGAGGTGAGCCGCAACCCACCTCTTAGAATTAGTCAACCTCTAAGGGTGAGTTACTTAGCAGCAACCGTTGTTGTATCCGTTGCATCCACCGTAGTAGGTGTTTGGATTCGGAACAACATATGCCGGAACAGCTGCCGGGTTGATTGCATTGATTAACTGCTGTGTCTGAGATGCCATTGCAGTTGTAAGAAGTGCGCTCTGGCGATCCTGAGAAGCAGCACGTTTCAGATCAGAGTTCTCTGCCTGTAATGTTGCAAGCTTATCATTCGTCAAGAAATCAAGAATTGCTCTTGTGTTGCTGTTCTGATTGTCCAGAAGGTCTCTGGTGTTGTTGTTCATTGTGTTCTGAAGAGCACAAGTGTTGGTTGCCAGGTTGTAGTTGATACCCTGGATAGCTTCCCTTGTTTCACAACAGCAATTTGCTAACTGAGACTGTAATGCATTGGTATTCTGCATACCGGCTACAGTATCAGCATTGATCGCCTGCTGAACGCCATTGAAGCCCTGAAGCATTCCAACGTTCATGCCGTTGAAACCACTCTGCATGGTATTGTTGAGTGCATATGTACTGTCGCAGATACCCTGCTGAATACCTCTGATACCGTTCTGAATATCGTTAAGAGCGAAGCTCTCGTTGATATCGGCACGTGTAGCCCATCCTTGGAAACCAGCACCGTTCGCACCATTACCGCCGAAGCCACCGCCCCAGCCGCCGAAACCTCCCCATCCGAAGATTGCGAAGATCAGTACGAGCCAAATAAGTGAAAAACCATCGCCGCCCCACATGTCATTGGCACGGTTATTAGAGCCTGTAGCAGCTGCAATGTCGCTAAGACTGTAATTAGAACCATTCATCATGTTTTTAGTCTCCTTATAAATTTTATTTACAATAGGAGACATCCGCGGCTGTCATCCCAAATTGTAGCGATTTTAAATCACCCAATCATGGGGAAGTGTTATAATCCAAGGAATTTCTGGATAATTCCATCTGGCGATAAGTGCTTTTCGTTAAATACATTTTGCTGTATTTGATGCAACTGATCTGTATCACCTTTTTTATACAAATCCAAAGCATTTTTCAATGTTGGATTATTTCCTGCAAATTTACTCATATCGTTCATCATGTTATCAACGCTTCCGAACCTCTGAGAAATCATTCTTTCAACTTGTTTTTGCATCATAGCATTTGGATTGAAATTCATCTCTGTTTTCCTCCGTTCTGCTGCTTGACTTCCGGTGTTACCGACATTTGTGTCGGTAGCAAATCTTTTATTCCAGAAATCTCAGAACAAACATCGTTCCGAAGCTGATTAAACATAGCTTCTATGTCAATCGTTTTTTCTTCGGGCTTTGGTTGCTGCTGTTCGTCTGGATCCATAATCCGGTAAACAAAAATTCTGCTTCTTCCGTCTGCCTGTAGTTGCTTTTTGTATATTTCTGTGCCGTCTGTTTTTGGATAATAGACAGGATTTCCGGTCATATCCACATCCTTTGCTTTTACAGTGTCGATTCCGTCAACCATCTGTCCCGGAAGTCCGGAAATCTGTGGCATCTGCTGTACCGGTTGTTGCATTTGTGCCTGCCCATAAGGCATTGTCTGTTGGTAGTTGTTCTGCAACTGTGTCAATCTATCTTGATACGGTTGTACCGGTGTTTGTGGGTATGGATTCAATGGTTGCGGATAATATGGATAAAATGCCATAGTGTGTTCCTCCCATCTCTGTAAGCTTTTCTCTATGCTTACATTATATGAGAGAAACCTAAGTATTTGAACGACACTATTTCGCCATATTTTCGCCATGATACAAAGAAAAGCCCCGATAATACATCGGGGCAACTTTAACAATCTTCTTTTTTACTTTTCGGTTTATGCGGTCAATGGTTCTTGGACTATACCCCATAATCTCTGCTGTTTCAAACAATGTTTTTTCCTCATAAACTCTCAACCGGAAAAATTCTTTTTCTCGGGAATCAAACCCGGATTCGCTTAGATAAAACTTTCTTTCATCTTCTGAAAAGTCTGTATAATTCATAATCCCACCGCCTCCCTTACAAGTGGAATTGCTTATTATGCCGGAAAGATACCGCTTAGTGCAAATCCTACAATAGCCCCGATCACGGCCGTGATAACGCAAACAACAATCGTGTCATAACGTTTTGCAGGGGCTTCCATGAGAGATTTTAAATTATCATTCATTTCATCCACCGTATCTTTTATGTGCCCGAGATCATTGTTGTAAAGGACTATTTTGGTTTCAAGCGCATTGATACGTTCAAAAAAAATGCCGTCACGTTTAGAGTGTTTCTCTTTCATTTCGTGAACAACTTTTTCCAATTCTTCTAAGCGGTGTTCGTTAAAGCAATTCTGTTCACATCCCATCGCTACTCTCCTTCACTCCCATTACATTTTTTGTACTTCTTCCCACCTCATAATGAAGTACCCCAGCAACGCCTGGGAGGAAATGCGTCACGTTTTCAACCTACTTTTTTTCTGTCAGATTCCTCTGGCAAAAGGAAAAACGCCATGATTGACAAATATCTCTGTTTCAGAGTTCCATCCTGCATTTACAGAATTTTCAGAGTGAGATGTTTCAAACTCAACTCCTTGTTTCACAAGAAAATAAAGAGCCAAATCGAAAATGCAATCATAACATTTGTTCATATCTTTATTGATGTTTTCTTCCGTATAACTCTCAGGATAATTGCGCTTTTTCTGGAATGAACGAATAGCTCTTTTGACCGCTAAAGGAATCATCCTTGCAGTCTGCTCATCGCCTTCCAGATACATTGACAGATCGCTTATAAGCTGTTCGTCCATGCCTTTTCACCTACCCTTGCTGTGTTATAATTTCTGATATGATACCAGCCTTGTTTGTGGAAGTCAGGGCATAACCATTGTCACTTGCAAGCTGTCTCAGCTGAACCACAGTCATACTGGACAGCTCGCTTTCTGTATACTTATGTGAAACACTAGCTACAGACGGTGACTGGCTGTTTTCGTCAAGGCTATGCCCGCTTATTCCCCCTTCGTACCGATAACAATGCCGCCGTTGGCTTTTGGTGCTACCGGAATAAACATACCGGATGCTTTTGTCCATACGGCAACTGGATCCTGTGTAGCCCACATGGAAAGAGTAACGAAAGAGCGATTCTCTTCCTGAATGAACTGTCTGTATTCATTCTCTTCCGGTGTTGGTCCCCAAAGTCCAGTACCAAAAGAGCCGCCTGCATCAGCTTCATAAAGAGTAAATACATCCTCTTTGAAGTATCTTCCGGTCATCAGAGTTCCGTCTGCTTTTCTGTAACGGAATTTCTCATCACAGCGACCAACGGTGATTCCGTACTCCTGCATGAGCAGATTTGCAAGCTCCTGTCTGGTAAGGAGACGTTTATTCGCAGCTCCCAGAACAGCTGTCTGCATAGCTGTGTTGTTTCTCATGTAGTTGATCATCTTCAGAGATGTGACTGCATTTGTTACTACGTATCCGGAATCCTCGGCTACAGTTACCATCTTCTGAATATCGCCCATGATATCCGCATCTGCTGTAGACCAGTTGGTAAGAGTGACCTTTGCAGAACTTGGTACGCCATAATCGATATCCATTTTCACGTTATTTTCATCAATTTTTACCATACCGGTTGAAAGGAATTGGCCCTTCATGATGTTTGCCCTTCCAACAACACCTTCAAACAGGTTTGTCGCATCGTCGAAAACGAAGTTTGTAAGAGTTTCGTTGTCCGGGACGCCATTTTCAATAGCTTCCTGGAGACGCTCAGACTGATTGATTTTCCTCTTGATAAAGAGCTTTTCAGTCAGAACTTTCTCGAATCCCGGTCTGGAGCCGATTTCTGCTTCGGTATCAAGAGCGTGAACAAATGCTACCTCCGGCAGTCGTTGTCCAGCCATAAGCCTGTAATACTCGGCTTTCCAAAACGGTGTCTTTACATCCGGAAAAATGGTATCGAGGATACCAGGTCTTGCCACAGAAAAATTCTGAGCGAAATTTAATCTTTCTTCTGCTGTGATAGCTTCTAATACATTGTATGGCATATTGGTTATACCTCCTTAAAATACTGGGTCTGTAGTGGTTACAAAAACAATTCCCTGCGCGGCAAGCTCTGTTTTGGCAGTTTCGTCGACTGTAACCGGCAGTCTCTTCTCAAGGACACGTCCTGCTACAATCACGGAAATTGGTCTTTTGGCGTCGTCTGTCATATCAACATCTTCAAATACGATTCCTTTTGCACCAGTCGCATTTGTCGGATACACGGAACCTGCTTTGATGATTTTTTTATCATTTACTGCTGTTGCATTTGTTGCGTTTGCGGTGTAAGTTTTCAGTACCAGCCCAACCTCAGATTCGAGAATGTTGGGAGTTGACTCATACTGTTTTGTTTTCATAAAAGCCATAATTTAAATCTCCTTTATTTTCTTAAAAATTGACCGGTGCATTGTCGTCTGCCGGTTCTGTTTTGGGGTTCATGCGTGCTGAGTAAGCTTTTGCGTACTTAGCTGCCGGACTATCGTTATCATCTTTTTTCTGCCCCTTGTCTGAATTTCCGCCACCTGGATTCGGAGTGCTATCAAGAACCGATTTCTCCCATTCAGTTTTTGCGTTATCCAGAGCCGCTTTATTTGCTTCGGAAATTCCATTAACAAAAGTTTTGACCTCCTTCATTACGTCTTCAGACTTGTCTGCTGGCATAGACGAAAACGCTTTGATAGCACTTGCATATGTTTCTGTGGAAAGGCCTGAATTAGCGAAAGCAGATGTGATCTCACTGAAAAGTGCGTTCCTTTTGGATTCGGCAAGTGCTTTTTCCAAATCAGAAATCCTCTTTTCGTTTTCTGCTTTTTCCTTCTGTCGCTCTGCTTCCTGTCTTTCAGCATCAGTCATGTTCTGGGCTTTCAAATCGTCCAGTTCCTTTTGAAGGTCATCTGCTTTATCGGCTTTTTCTTTCAGAGAAGTGTTTTTTTCCTTCACTTTTTTTGTCTCTGATTCAACAGAATCAAGGTATTTAGTCACCTGTTCTTCAGACGGTTCTTCGATTCCAAAGCCGATAAGTACCTGTTTTGCCTGTTCTCTTGTCATAGAAATCTCCTTTCTTTCAGACCATCACACTTTTTCACACGGTTCGCTCCGCACATGATCTGCACCCGATTTACGCTCACGGGCTGTTGCATTATTTTTGTGTATTAAAAAAGGAACCTTGGATGTTATTCCTTGGTTCCTTTGATAATTGAATTTACGAGTTTTGATTGACAGTTGAAGAATTTACCGTTGAATCAATTTCAGTCGAATTCTGACCGTTTTTATCAATCAATTGTTGTGCTTTTTGAATTTCCGTGTCCGGGTCTGCCAGTTCGGGATATACAGTTCCCAGGTAAGGCAAACTCATCTCGTATACCTTTTGCGGATCACTAAATAATCCGCAAGTAATCAGCGCAATCAGCGGATGAATTTTATTCTTAAACAGATAATCAAGAGCCTGTGCTTTGACAAGCATGTTATCTGTCGGGTTTCTGGTTATCTTTACATCAAAATCTCTTGTTGAGATTGAAATATCCTTTGTGGTCTGTCGGATGATATTCAGAATGATTCTGGCACTTGCTTTCTCAGCCTCCCGGATAAATGGTTCATCCAGTTTTGCTCTGCGCTCTGCAAAATCCCATCCGTTTCTAAGATATACAGCTTGACCGGTATCGCCAGACGATTGTTGCTGCCTGTCCGGCATACCTTCAACAATCAGCATGTTACTGTAGATATCGTCTTTTGCAACTTGGCTTTCTGTCTGATTCAGTTCAGCGGTCATCAGGTCAACATCTGACTGGCAGCCATTTCCAGTATCCTTTACAGAGATAGCGCCGAGCTTAATCATTTTTAAAAATTCACTTTCATCAATCTCGCAGTTCTTAAACTTCATAAGAGCTTGTACGAACTGCTCTACGCCATCCATTCTGTTCGACTGCATGTTGTTCATAGTGTCAAACATGGTTATCGCAATTTCGATATCAGAAAGGCGATCGTGGTTATTCGGGTACTCAACTACCGGGATGCCACCAAAACCATTGATGCCGGTTTTTGTAATCTGTCCATTCTGAATCTCAAAATATTGTTTTGCTGAAAAACATAAATAATACTGCTGTTCATTCTCATCTTTAAGAATCTGAACCGAGAGCATCGGTTTTCCGTTCTTCCGGGAATAAACAATGTAGCAATCCCCCGGATACGGTATAAAAATCCGGAACGGTGGTAACTCACTGTCCTTTGTCCAGTCATCTTCTTTCAGAATCGCTTTGTATGCAGTTCCTACAGCGCTTTGATAAGTACCTAGTTCAATGTTTCTAGCTTCTGCATTCGCTTCGTCCAGATAGTCGTTGAACAAATCTACCTGCTCATTTGCTTTTTCTGTAGCTTTTTTCTTCTTGCACACATACTGGATAGGTTCGCCGTATGTCTGTGATGCTTTGAAACGGACAACTTCCAGTGCATGGTTCTCGCATACACGGTTGTTGATTTCCGGTCGTACCACTTTTTCTCTGTATAGAATCGGTTGGTCTCCTTTGTAGTACCGGTACAAATAGTCAATCAATACCCTATTCCGGTTATGAGTGCCGATTGTATCAGAAACAACTTTTCTGACGTTTGCTGTTGTGATCTGGTTTACACCGGTATAGGCAATTTTGCGACCAAATTCGCCCCGGCATAAGTCAATGAAATTCATTTTATTTCTGCCCACTGCCTACACCTCCCATTTTCGGGCATTAAAAAAGCACCGGATTATTCTCCGATGCTCGTTTTACAGGTTACATTATATTATACATAGAACATATGATTCCATATTAAAACATATTAACTTTCAAAATGCTTTTGTTTCCGCAAAGCTTCAATGGCTTTTCCATGGCAGGAACGGATATGCTGTACGGAATATCCCATCTCGTCTGCGACCGTGACCAGATTTTTAAATTCTATATATCTCTTATGGAGTAAAGATGAGTACATGGAGTTTTCCATATCATTGATATCTCCGGAAACTTTCATTTGCAATTCTGCCAGTTCCTTGACATCAGATGCTATTTCCTGCTGCAATTCAACAATTCTGGTTACAGCATCACCAACACGGTCTTTTCCGCCGGAAGTCTGCACTTTATCTCCATTTGAAAAAGAAGATATACTGGTTGCCAAAAGCCTTAAGCGGTATTCCTCCTGTATTTTATTCTGTATTTTTCTATCAGAATCTTGCACTTGCTCAAGATATTGTCGTGTGTTCATCTCATTCTCCCTCCCCATAATGGATTGCGCATAGCCGTCACTGTACCTACATTTCCTTTTTCTATAAACATCTGAAGCTGAGTAAGACCGTCCGGTGCGTCATCATGCACATTTTTTCCCAGCTGGACAAAGAAGGTAAGTTCGTCCATAGCTGCTTGATACTCTTTGCTCCGGTGCTCTTCGTCCAAAAAAATAAAGTTTCTTTTTATATCATCTGAATATGCGATGATCTTAGACATTTTCTCCATGTTTCCCGGTGCACGGCTGGATGTACAGCTGCATTTATACTTCTGTTCTTTGAGTTTTTCATCCACGTACATCTTGTACATATCACCACCGTTGTTTGCCTCGAAGTTAATCTGACGGATTTCATTTCCGATGATTTTTCCAACAACAAGCGGAAGGGTAACTTCTTTCGTTCCTTTGTTAAATACCCAGTCAAAAATATAGATATCTCCATTTTCGTATTCTCGCCCAATAGGCATTGAAAGACTATCCCCACCGCCCCATGCAACATCACAGGCAGTAACAACACGGCTGTCACCTTCCGGAAGTATTCCATTGTAGTACCGAAGTCCATCTTCTGGAAAAAGGATTCCTTCACGGATAAATGGATTTTGCTGATATTTGGCTTGCCATTCATTAGCATCCAGCCTTGACTTCATATCCACATAGTATTTTGTAGAAAATCCTACGCCGTAGTCATAATCAAAGTTGGATTCACCATTTTCATTCAATGCTGGAATCTTCCTAAAGCGGTACCGTGGATTATTTTTCTTTTCAGTCTCCACTCTTCCAAGAGGATCCATGACATTCCATCGTGTTCCGACCATTAATTCTCGTGCACCGTCATTTTTACGGTCAACCAGAACATTCAGATAATCCTGATACCGGTTTTCCAGACGTGTTGGGCTTAATGATTCAGTTCTGTCACGAACAAGGTCATCCACATATAAGTAGCCGTCTGAAGATATGTCTACGGAGCCTGTCCATGTTCCATCAATACCACGACAAGTCAGTGTTGAAAATCGGTCCGGTGCGCCAAGGTTGATTTCTTTCTTCTCTGCCGACTTCTTTTCAAGGGTTGCAGACGGAAAGATTTCATTGAAAGTATACTCTGGTGTCGAAATAAGGTTCTGTATTTCTCCGTAAAATCCATCGGCAAGGATTCCACTGTGACCGCTCATAGCGTTATGGCTGTTCGGGCGTTTACCCATTATCCAGGACAAGAAAAATATACAGGTGGTTGACTTTGCGGTTCGGGGCGGCATAGACACGCCAAGAAACTCAATCTTTCCGTCCTCTAAGTCCTGCAAATCCTGTACGAGAACATTTAATGTCTTTTTTCTCGGTTCATAGAATTTTCTTCGTGGTTGTCTGTTCTTTTCCATGTAGTACAGATAACTCTCGAATAGCCATGGAGCTTCCAGTAGCAAATACTGCCAGTAGATGTCATCAAAATTACCGCTTCCCGTCAGTGCAGCTTGTCTTGCAGCTACGTTATGAGCATACTTACTTACTTTTATTGCCATTTGCTGCGCTTCTAAATTCTCCGTAAACGGCAAATCAATGTTCATGTTTAACAACAGATCAAGGCAGTCTTTCTGATTCTGGTAAACAGACATATCTCCACTGATGATTTGATTTAAGACCGCCCGGTACCACTCAAATGAGCCTTCTGTAAATTTCTGCATAAAAATAGAGCCAGACCTCCTTTCTTCTTAGGATTTAGTCTGGCTCTCATGTGGCTCTTTGACTGTTATTCACTTGCTTTGAAGTTATATATAGGTTTGATAATATCAACTATTTCTACGGTATCTTTGATGTTATCAATAATTTCTTGCGGTGGTTTGTAAGCCATAGGGCTTTCATCAATCGTAGATTTCTGAACGGATGTTGTATATATCCCATTCATAGACTCCTTAAATTCTTCTAACGAGATGTTTTCTTTTGCTTTTGACCGACTCATAATACGTCCTGCACCATGTGGGGCTGAACAGTTCCAATCATCATTTCCTTTCCCAACTGCAATAATACATCCATCTCGCATATTCATTGGGATAAGGACTTTTTCGCCATGTCTAGCTGATATTGCGCCTTTACGAACAATGTTTGTATCGTGGTCAATATAATTATGAATTGTATCAAACCATGTGTTTCTTTGGAGCGTCCAATTCATAGTGTAAAATATAGCACTCTGTATGCATCGTCTGTTTATTCTTGCAAATTCTTGACAGATTTTCATATCATGCAGATATTGTTTCCTATGTTCTCCCGTCAAGTAACATAATTCTTTCGGAATACCTAGTTTATTCGGATTCCATTTTCGTTTTAATTCATCAATACCATTTTGGATATCCCTGTGTCTTCCAGAGTGCTTGTATTCTTTCACTAATTTCTGTATTTCAGTTTCAAGCCCATCTGTACCCTGTGTATCTTCTATGGCAATTTTCTGATATATTTCAGCTACTTGCTTCCCAAGATTGCGACTCCCAGTGTGGATTACAAGATAATTTAATCCTTTCGAATCAGTGTCAACTTCAATGAAATGATTTCCGCCCCCAAGTGTACCAAGACTCCTGCGAATCCATTCAATATTTTTGAGTCGAGAAAAACAATGAAGTTCTTCTAATTTTTCAAAATTTATGATTTCGTCACGTACATTTCTTCCTGCCGGAACATTGTTTCTTATTACTTCGTCGAGAATTTTAAAATCTATTGTTCCCACGTCAGCAGGAATTTGTGTTGTAAGCATTCCACATCCAATGTCTACGCCAACAATGTTCGGAATTACTTTATCTCCGAGATCAGCAGTAAAACCAATTACACATCCCGCTCCTGCGTGAACATCTGGCATGATTCGTACTTTGCATTCAGAAAATGCAGGCTGTTTTATCAATGTATAAATCTGATTTAATGCTTCTGGTTCGATGTTTTCTGTAAATATCTTCAAGTCACTCATAATGGCGCTCCTTTCTGGCTCTCTGGCTGATTTATTTATTTTTCTTTTTTAATTTCAAGTATTTTCTATATTTGCGACTGTATTTCCGAAGAATCAAATCAAGCATGATGCTGTTCGTCTGTTCTGTGTTTTCAGGCATAGTTGTGAGATACGGATAATCTTCTCTATCATCTACTAATGTCTTGAAAATTAAGTCTAAGGCAAACTGAGCGCTGATAGGTGGGTCGCACAGTTCAAAGTCTTTATCCTTGTACCACTCATCAATCTTCTTTTGAAATCCATCAAAGGATATTTCTTCATTCCATATCATTTGCTCACCTCACAATGCTTCTAAACGAATCCCACCACTCGTCTTTTTTATTTATATCTTCTACTCGCTCAAACATGAATTTAAGTTTATAGATTCCAGATCCTGTTGTAGCTGAGTCGATATGCACGAGTTTGAATTTTCTTTTAAGATATCCAATTTCAAGAATGCATTCTTCTGGAAGTTCAGTGTAATTCATGACGCATTCTACCAAAACAATTCGTTTATCTTCTTCATGATGTATTTCAATGTCTGCCAGTGCATTAATGATTTCTTCATCAATAATCTTAACGGGATAATTCACTGCACCATATTTCATATATTCACCTCAGTCTGGAATCCCTAATTGTTTGTAAGTAAATACCGCTGTATACTTCTTCCCACACTTGCAGCAAGTTTCCGTAATGGTACAGGTCTTTTCTTTATCGTCGCACTCTGAAATAGCTGAATCCCGGAATCTACATCCGCCTGTCAGAATACATTTAATCCGCTTTGTGTTCATACATTTACCTCAAACTCTTTCTTGCAGTTGCTCCCCTTACACTTCAATTTAAGATGCCGAATCTTTGTCTCTGGGCTAATCAGAAGTGCTTTCTTCTCGCAAAAAGGGCAACAATACCACAGTTTGCCATTGATGTTCTTTATTAATGCCCGTCCGTCCCACGGCTCCGGTGAATTCATTACCTGAGAGAAATCTATCCCCTCAGATTCAAATGCTGATTTAATGCTCATTTAAAATCTCCTTAAATTTTCTGTCGATTAAAACCATTGTCTTTGTTTCCCCAATACGGATATTGCTCTAAGCATTTTCTCATATACTCGTACGGATGTGTTTTTGCAAAGTCAGCAATTTCTTTGATAGGCTCGCTCTCCGTTCTGGCTAACTTTTTTGTTTCTACGCCCATGTCAGTTCACCCCATGAATCTTTCTAAGATTTGCATATCGGTCAACTATTACATCTAATGCCGTCTGAAGCTGATTGATTGTGATACAATCGGACTGATGCTGATCTTCATACATTTTTAAGCTTGCAGCAAAATCTGTCTCCTTTTTATCTGGTTGTGTATCGTTAATTAATTCAGACTCTCCATACATCACCATCTCATCAAAATCTCTTTCCACCTCAATCTGGTGTTCTTGTAAATCCAAAATTTCATGCTGTCTTTTCTCACATTCTTCAGATAGTCGGACAACTTCATTCTTTAGCTGATCTACCGTCCAGTTCTTCATATCTTCAATTCTCATGGCAGTCCTCCATCAAATCTTGGTAAATATTTCCATGTTATAGTTATCTCGAATATAATCCACGCATTCACTGAGTTTTTCTTTCAAGATTGGGTCTTTTGCAATGTACGGATGTATGTACATTATGCAACTATCTTTTTTACCGTCTTTCTGGAATTTCTTCCAGTCAAATGTCATTACAAACAACGGAATCCTTGTGAGATTCTTTGTCTTATGCTTTATATAGAGGTTGCAGAGCTTTCCAATCATGGTAATTCTCCTTTCGCAATCAAGCCGTCTTCTCAAACAAATCAAGAATAAACTCCCGTCCCATCTGTGTGATTCGCCTGTGGTAGATTACTTTTCCAGAATCCAATACTTCCTGTTTGATTTCCTCATATCCGCAGTCACTGTAATTGGAGTACATTAACCACGTACCATTGACCTGATACTGTATCTTTTTCTCTGCCAGAATTCGGTTTAGCTGCATTGCTGATTTCAGTCCCAGTTCTTTTGCAATCTCAGTAATGGTATATGTCTTATTGACGTGCATCAGAATAGCGTTCTTTTTTTCGGCTTCTACTCTTGCAGCACGTTCTTCTTTCAGCTTTGTAAGAAGTTCGATGCCGAAATCGGGGTTGTTGAGGATATTGTCAATTACATTGTCAGTGGCATATATGCCGTGTTTACGAATTGTCTTCAGAATCTCTTTGACTTCTTTCTTGAACTGCTTTGCGATCGGCTTTCTGGACTGCATCAGGACTTCGTAAAGTCCGTTCTCAGTAAGCATATTCATTTGCCTGTTCTGACCCGCCCTAAGAATTGTTGAGACCAGCTTTTCATCATCATCAATTCCCCTAAGCATTTCCGTCACGTTGCTATGTTCAATCCAATCAGCTACATCATTGGCCACAAATAACGGTTCTTCTGCTGTTCCATAAACCTTAAACTGTTTTCCTAATACTTCCTGCTCATTTAATACCTTCAGTTCGTTCATTTCTCTCTTTCCTCCCTATGTTTCATCTGGCATTCGATCATCTTTGCTATGTTTTCACGTTCCTGTTTTATTCCATGCCCCTGACGGAACAATTCGCATTCGAGGATATTTCCGCACTTGGAACATTCATCTTTGATTTCTTTACCAAATACTTTCATCCCATATCTCCGTATATCAGCAGTTTAATAAGCTGCTCTTTTGAAATTTCTTTTGCCTTAATTCCAAGCTCTGCAATCCCTTGTCGTGATGACCAATATAAGTCTTTAATTGTTCTTAACCGCGCTTCAAATGGTTTATTGCTCTGCAAGAAAAAATCAGCGCTATTGCGAAGTGCTCTGCCCTTACATGGGTGGTTTAAGATGAATGTTCCGATGACGCATTTATCTGTCTCCAGCACGTATCTTTTTCTGTCGAACCGTACTATTGGTATATCGCTACGTGTTTTATCAATTAACCATATCAAAAAATCGTGAGCATCTTTATAATCAACCGCCATGTACAGCACTGATATTTTACTCATTTTCAATACCCTCCCAACATTCACAGCTATCACCAAGTAACCTTTTTCTATAAAATAAAAAGTCCGGTGGGTGGACTTGAACCACGCATTGTCACCCAACGTGAACCACCGGAACCAATCAGAAGGTAAATTTGAGCATTTTGGAAATGCTTTCCGGTAATGGCAATTTACCGGAATTGGAATGGCAGGAATCGAACCTGCGACCTCACCGCTTTTGTAGTGTACTCTACCACTGAGCTACATTCCATGCCGCTTATAACGGCTGATCACCTCGGTAAATGAATGAGATGATTTCCTTTTTGCACAACATATATGATGATGTTTTTCGTACCGCTCAGCAGTCACCAGGATAAACATCAACCTTTTCCCATGGGTTTAATCCGCTTGAACCATAGACCGCCCGTGCACTGACAGCATAGAACGAACGGATTAATTGCAGGAGACGGATTTGAACCGCCGTTCTCAAGGATATGAACCTTGCGAGATTCCACTTCTCTATCCTGCGATGTACATATCTGGAAGAACCATTTCAGCACGTTCACTTATTGCCTACTTTAAGGGAGGCCGCTTTACAATCCGATAGGCAGCAAACATGTCCGGAACTCGGAATTACATTCCCATGCGCCGCCCTGCGCTATTCCCACGCCAAACTTTCAGGCTCCAGACAAGCGGAAAGGATGGATTCGAACCACCAAGACCTAGTCTATGACCACGCCGTTCCCAGTTACTTGCACTTTCCGAATAACCCGGTACAATCCGGGTTAGCAATAGGTTTATCGTGTTATGCTTTCCACTAGACTGTTTTCATCCGTGCCAGTCCCACGGAGTTGTTTCGGAGGATTATTTCTGAAATGTCTCTTGAAAACTCCCTGTCGTCAACGTGCACTAATTGGCGACATATTCAACTCAGAGACAGAACCGAACGGGAAGTTGTCTTTTCACTCCGGCTACGCCGTTACGTACCTTCTGAAAAACAACCCACATACACACATTCGGCAGTTTTTTCTGTCCACAAAACGGATGGACAGCTTTGGGAGAAATGGAAGCTCTGGGATTCGAACCCAGGGCCGACCGGTTATGAGCCGGTTGCTCTAACCAACTGAGCTAAGCTTCCTGAGTAGCAAAAAGATACAGGGTCGCTGCGATATCTGTCTTTTTACTACTGTTGCAGTTCTTGACCGCCAGCTGCAACAAAGGTAAACCATAGAAGAAATCAATCTTGCCAACTAAGGCAAAGCCACCCGGAACATTTGACTGTTCCTTTAATCATCGCCGTTGCGATAGGTGGCAAAGGGAAAAAGAAAATCCAACCTGCATCAGAGGAAAGGCGAAATCCGATGCAGAGCGGCGCATGTGGGATTCGAACCCACGAATAGCGGAGTCAAAGTCCGTTGCGTTGCCACTTCGCCAATGCGCTATGTTGCGGCAGTCGCTCAACCCTGCCGCATGTGATATACTTCAAAAAAACACCATTGATATATTTATGTTTTTCCTGGAACGCCTGTATCAGTCGTAACTCATTTGGAGGAAATTTTAGATTTGGATATCTATTCTTATTACTATAAGTCCGTACCGATACAGGCTATCTAGGGATTTCGTGCCTCGTCCTGTCCGTGATGAACCTTCCTCCAAGTCCATGCGGTGAGGGCTGTACCTTTTCTTTTATTATTTTAATCCGTTCTACCAATATCAACGGAATTAAAACCATTGTAAATGCCAGTAACATTTATTTCACCTCACAGGGATGTCAAAAATAAAATTACACTTATTCCGGTTCCAACAAGAATCATCGAACAAGCGGCAGATTCCCATTTGTCTTTACTGTTATTTGTCACGATTTCGGAACTCGCTGAAACAAACATCAGAACATTGATAGCAAGTGCGATTATCGTAAATATCGTTCTCATCGTTCCTCTCCTATGACAAAATCGAGTATTTTTTCTGCAATTTCATCATCTGTTTCAGATGGTAAACCATCTACGTTATAGGCTTTCATTGCTGATTTAAGGCTCGACTTGAAACCTTGGTATATTTCTCCATGTTGAAGTAATTCGTGCCTTAAAACTGAAATTGCATCAGTAATTGATTGAGAACTAACACTAATACGTGCCAGACCTTTCATTTCAATATCCGGTGTTGCCATTAATTCAAGATTAAATATCGGAACTTCATTAACCGCAACATGAAAATCTACTGATTTCACTCTTGGAATCGGTTTTCCGTCAATAAAACATTCGGTTCCTCTCCAGTCATACGGATTCTGATTTACAATCTTCACAATAGACATTTTCAAATCCCCTTTCCTGTGCGTTACAGTACACCAGAAGGTGCTCTGCGATTTCCTGAAGTTGAACCGGATCGTATTTCGGAATCACAACCAATTTGCCTTCAAGCATCGGAGACAGTGCTGGGAACGCCGGTGCGTCCGTGACAATCGTTGCTTTTATCAGCATAGATGCTACGTCAATCGGTTCTGGCGGTAACAGTTCATAGATTCCTTTTTCTTTATTCATGCCTCTTTTACCTCTCCAAAATATTCTTTGTATAACTCATAGTCATTTCTTCCAATCAGGTATTTAACCTTGTATTTTTGCTCTATTCGAAGATCGCTGTATGTGTAAATGGTTTTTGTGACCTGTATGCGATATTCGCCGACATCAGTGATTCCGCTTTCAGTCTCGATTTTTTCTTTGGCCGAAAACCAGTTTCCGTTCGGGGTTAAGAAGTAAACTCTTTGCGTTACTCTTCCGAGTGCGATATATTCTAAACTTGCTTCGTCCGTAAAAACCTTTTTCGCCGATTCCGTATCATACAGTTTTCCATCTTCCAGAACGGCTTTCTTGTGATGATATTCATACGCTTTATCGTGCAGTAAAGGTTTTTCAAGTGGATGTGTCTCCAGTTTTCCAGAAAGCCCTTTTTTATTTTTAAAAATTTTTTCAAGCATCATCTTTTACCTACCTTTTCCGAAAATACTGTGTCAAGGCTTCACGGGTGATCTGCGACACGCTTTTGCCGGTTCGGTTCTTTTCAGCTATAAGTCTTTGCTCCAGTTGGTACGGTAACCGGATGCGGATGGATTCGGATTGTGAACTATTCTTTTTCATAGGATGTATCCTCAACTTACTATTTCCACTGGATAACCTAGCTTTTCTTCAAGCTCAGCTACCGTTATTTTACGTGGCTTATTTAATTTGATTTTCGCATCTTGTACCGCACCATCTTTGTTTTTGGCAATCCCGCGCCCAGTGTATATGTCAGCTTCTTCATTAGCGTATACACTGAGATGATTGTATCCATATGTACGGCACCACCTAGCAGCCAAATCAGAAATTTTAATCAATTCTTCCAACTCATTCCCGAATAAATGTGAGTACAATATAGCTCGATCATACATTTCCTGTGTTACTGCTGACAGCGCAATCACGCTTTTATACGGACTTCCGATAAAGCGGAAAAATCTGCATGATTCCATTACTTTTTCGCCTTTCGGAAGCGCAAAACCTTGAGAAATTGCCATCTTAAGAAGCTTCGCTGATTCAACATCGCTTTCTGTGATAACACACTTATTTGTAAAGTCTATCATTACTGTTCCCCTCCCAACATTTTATATAGTGTTCCTCTTGACACTCCCACGATTTCGGCAAACTGAACTTTGGTAATTTCCCCAGCCTGCCATCTTTGCTTTGTTTTCTCGAAGAGTTCTTTGTCTACCTCTTTTTTTGCTCGTCCTTTATATTTCCCTTGAGCTTTTGCAATAGCAATTCCTTCTTTCTGTCTCTGACGAATATTTTCACGCTCTCTCTGAGCTACGTATGAAAGAAGCTGCAATACGATATCAGCAATCAGAGTTCCGGTTAAATCTTTGTTTTGCGTGGTGTTAAGTAATGGCATGTCCTGGACAACGATATCTGCTTCAATCTCTTTTGTAATTTTTCTCCACTCAGCTATAATTTCTTCGTAATTCCTTCCAAGTCGATCAATGGAATGGATCACCAGTACGTCACCTTTTTGAAGGGAAGCAATCATCTTCTGATATTCAGGACGGTTGAAATCCTTGCCGGACTTCTTGTCCATATAAATTTTATCAACGCCTTCTTCTCTCAATGCTTCCATCTGTCTCGCTTCGTTCTGTTCTACTGTTGATACTCTCGCATATCCTATCTTCATATATAATCACTCCTGTTTATTTATGAGTTAATTATACATCTAATTGATTATGTTTGCAAGTAGTTCGTACACATTTATGAGTATTTTTTATTGACTATTGAAACGTTTTTGATTATGATAATGTCAATAGGAGGTATTTATATGGTTTCTGATAAGATAAAGCAAATAATGAAGATGAAAAAAGTAACCAGTGTTCAATTAGCTCAGCACCTTGGGATGCTCCCACAATCACTTGCAAATAAATTTTCAAGGGGAAGCATATCCGCAGATGAACTAATTCAGATTCTTGATTTTCTGGAATGTCAATTGATAATTGAGCCAAAACCAGATGTATCAATCAAACTGACCACTGATGATCTCAAAAGGGAACCGTAATGGTTCTCTTTTTTTTATTTGCCCTAATTATCCCTCCCTGTCTGGGATGAAATTGCAGCTAAAGTTTATTCTGCTCATATTTAAACTCTCCGCAGCGGAGAAATCAGGAGCTACACCGATTCGTTAATCACAATCATTTACTGTGTATGATCGCTAGTATCATTGCAATCCTTATTACCAAATTCTGGATTATTTCATTCATTCTTCATACCTGCCTTTCTTGGTATTGCCTTATTTTGTGTTGGCAGAGAAACCGTTAAGGCTTACGGCTTGTCGTGTTGCAATCACTATCTCTGCCATGTGAAAAGGGCCTTTTTGTTGTTTTATTTGCTTTGGGGGCTCACCCGGCTCCTGGTAGTTTTTCCTCCAAGGGGGTCCCCGTCTTCCCCGTACGCTATCCGGTCAGCCCGCCGCCCCATGGGACCCGCTGCACCGGATCACGCTGTTGTTGTTCGGCCTGCGGCAGTAGGCAGAGGACGTTAACGCTGCTTTTCGTTCGTCATATTGCACAAATTTTCTCGTGTTGTTCATTGTACATTTTAAGTACACCCTATTTATACATTGCAACAATCTATATATTGTGTTTCTTTCTTGTTATACACAATATGTTGCGTTTTATGCTGCTTCTGGCTTACAGCTTCGGCCGCTCCATCTCCGGAAGCTCCAGCGCATTCTTGTACTTAGTCGCAATCTGCTGCGCTGTCTGTTGCGGGATGCCTTGCACATGATCTGCCTGGACTGGTGCTGTCTCTGCCATGCCGTATGCAGCTTTCGCAACGAAGATCAGGTTTGCATTTGTTCCGGGCTGGTTATGCAATCTATTAAGCGTGCAGTTTTTGCAAATATCGAACCATTTTTTCACCGTGTTGCTATGTGCTGTGGCGGTTCTATAGTCCCCGCGCATCCAGTCACTAAACGTTGAGCGGTTAATCCCTACTAGAAAACTAAACACTTCCAGAGTTGGTAGTACATGATACTTACTGCATAATCTTACAAACATGCTAAACATATGATCTAATAATTCTATATCATCGTTACTGGGTTTTTGTATGTGATCAGCAATATAAAAAATCATATCAACAAAACTATCAGCTACTTCTTTTCTGTAATTCTCGTCTTCAGGTGATACACATAACACTGTATTAATATATTCATCAGCATATACATTAATATTGCTCAAATATACTTCTGTTTCCTTTTCTGTTTTAATAGTATTATCTTTCACTGTATCACCTCGCTTTGCAACGTTAATCTGTTAATTTGTGAAATAAAAAAAAGAACGATAACAAACTAGTAGCAACCGAAGAACACGCCCGGCAGCTACAACCAGCGCCGGAAGTTCCATAAATGCTTTTTAGTTTTGTTTCGTCCTTTGTTTTAAAAAATCGTAAATGTATTTGCTTATCTGTCACTTACAATAACACATATAAACCATTAATGCAAGCATAAATTTATTTTTTATTGCTCAAGGTATAATAAAAGACCTATTAATAAAATAATCCGTTATAACTCAATATACAGCGTTATAGAGCTATATATATTATAATATAATGTATTTAGGCATATATTAATAAACTCAGAATCTAGGAGGGGCTTAAAAGATTTTATAATACAGCACTGTATAGAGTTAATTAATAGGGGATTATATATATAATATAATTATAGGGGCATTTTGACACGAAAAAAGCCAGGATCCCGGCGTCTGATCCGGTTACCTGGCTGAATGATTTTTATTATTTTTCGATTAGCTCGCCCCTCCTGAGTTCCTCGTTAGTGACACGATAGCACATTTTATAAAAACCTGTCAAGCCAAAAGCAAAAAAAATATTTTTCTTGACAAAGCAAACATTTGTGTGCTATGAATAATTTAACGAGCTTCGGCGGCGGGCCCGTTCTCCCCTCGTTAGCCGCCACAAAAAAGATTTTAAGCCCCTGGAGATTATCCAAGGGCTTTTTTGCATCCAAATATTCCGGATTGTTTGTGATTATCCCCTTACTCCCTTGTTTAATCGTTTGTTTTATACATACGCCTGCCAGTTGTTACTTTGGTTTTTCCTTTGAATCTCCAGTATTTTTTCATAACTGTACCATGTACCTCTATACTGATATGAGCACCCTTCGAGACATCCATGTTCGATATCCATAAAAAGTTCTGATATTTTTTTCTCGTTTCCGAAATCTTCCACCGGAAGCAGATCTTTTTTTACTCGTATTTTCTGCGTTTTCCCCCAGACACTCAACCATTCAATCTGGTATCTTTCTTTCAACTCGAGGATAATATATCCGTCCTGACAATCAACATTTAACTTCCCTTCAAAACTCCTGTAAATTTCCTGCATTTCTTACCCTCCTGATCCGCCCCCTGTCCGGGGCTGTGTGATTGGTTTTCTTTAACTGTCTTTATTATACATTAAAAACAGTGTATATGTCAATACTGAATTACATTATTTTTAAAGTTTTTTATTTTTCCGCAGTATCTACATATTTTATAATATTCCCCGGCTGCATATCTAATATAGAACATATTTTATCAAGCGCTTTAATTCCTACCATTTTGTTTTCTCTTAAACACTGTATTGCGTTCTCTCCCAGAAGCTTTTCTTTTCTTAACCTGCTTGGCGTGTATCCTGATTCGTTTAACGTTTCTAATACATTGATTTTATACACAAACATTTTCTTTTCTCCTTTCTGATCGTCTTTGCATAGTTACATTATATAATAGGTGGTTTTTATTTGCAACAACTTTTACATTAAAAATAATGCACAAATTCCACATGATTATTTACATTAATTTTCATGTATTTTGTATATTGATTTTACATTAATTATAATGTATTATATAACCATCAACAGAGAACAAGGGAGGAACAAAAAAATGAAAGAAATACAGATTTTGAGAAACATAGTTTTCGCTTACTTTTTAGGTGAATTGGAAATGGATCCAATACAAGCGAGAAAAAAGGTTGATTCCATGACCGACGAAGAAATTGAAAAATTTCTTGATTAGCAAAATCTCCGGCGGCGGTCAAGCCGTAGCCCCAACGCAACCGCCGGATTAAAAAAAGAAGAAAAGGAGAATAAGCTATGAGTTATTACGCAATGAGCAACAAAGAGTTGTCCCAGTTGATCCGTAAGACATTAAAAGAAAGCGGATTCACAAGCAAAGACGTATCTATTAGAGTTAGGGCGGCATTATATGACACATCTGTAAATATCACGGTTAAAAATCCACTTGTAAGGCTTTCGGAAGTGGAGGAAATTGCAAAAAAATTTTCTGAAGTCGATTACGACGAGCACAGCGGCGAAATTCTGGCGGGATGCAATGTTTACGTGCATTGTCAATACGAATATGGAATTTTCAAAGATGCTGCCGCCGATCTTCTCCCAGTCGCTGAAATGGTATTGAACAACAAGGAAAAATATAGTGGTCACGCAATCGCAGACAATAAAGAAAAAAGCGTTCACATCATTCACTATCAGGGCGTACAATGGACACTTGCGGAGTTTGAAAAAGATAAAAACGCCGCTTATAAATATAAACCTACATACTGGATTAATAGTGCAATGGATTTAGCTATTGCAATGTGGCGGTTCAAAAATCTTGGTACTATTTACGCATAACATGGCCGGCAAGCGTACCGGGGAGCATTTCCCCGGCGGCCTTTTAAAAAAATAATCAGGAGGAAAATAAAATGAAAGAATATATTTTAAGCGAATTAGGATTCCGCACAGTTAGCGAGTGCAGAAAAATTACAAATGCGATGGAAGGAAAAACTTTTATGAAATTTCATGTTAGTTTCTCCAATGTTTGTGGAAACTGTATGGTTATAATTTCAATAAATTACAATGCGGAAGAATCTTATATTAAGCAGTTTTTTATTTCTGCTCTTGTTAGTAACTTACTTATCTCTCAGGCGTAATGGTTCCGGCCGGGTTCGATTCCCGGCAACGCCCTTTAAATACCGGTGGGAAACTGGTATAATAATAAAAATGGAGGAAAAGAAAATGAAGCACAGTATAAAATTAAACAGAGCAATGGAGCTTTACACAGGTTTCAAGGGAGCAGGCACATATTCCGAAGTAGAAAACCAACTTCCTGAAAAACTGGTTAACGAATTAACCGGTGCGCAGCTTGCACTTGTTATGCAGGCGATCAATACCGCATACCAGAAAGGAAAAGCTTCTACCGGTGCGGAAATGATAGACAACAACGCTGTCTATATTGAAAAATTGAATAAGGTTATTGAATGGAACGAAGAAGGGGCGGAATATATCCGCGAAACTGTATCAGAAAACGGGTATAAGGTAACCAGAAGCCGAAAAACAAAAGACGGGGTTCTTGTTCCACGGTTTTCAGAATAGTGAAAAGGCGCGACATCTGTCGCGCCTTCCCGCTTTTTTTGCATTTTAGCAAATATATAATAATATTTTTCAACTCAACGTTCCGCCATTGATCGGAACGACTCTCAACGGAATCATGGTACGTTAAGAACCAGCAACTGTTGCTAGCTGATACAATCATAATACATCATGCAGCTGGAAAAGTCAAGTTAAATTGATGGACCGATAAAAAAGCGATCTAACAACGCACGTTAGACCGCTCCAGAAAATGCATTCGAAAAATTCGAATAGCATCCAGCTATCACAATATATCATTTTTTTCTCAAATAGTCAATACTTTTTTCTGCTCTTCCGGTATCCAGTCCGGCGCCAGGTTCACGGCCTGGGGAGCGGATTAGGCTTGTGAAATCTATCTACAAGCCGTGTGCCTTGACAACTTAACTTTTGTTTGCCCGGAAATACGGTTGTCGATTTGCTTTTTTCGCCGTTTTTCGTCTCTCTGACGTTAATTGATATTTTTATCATTGCCTGATTTTCAAGCCGTTTTTGCACGTTTTTATCAATCAATACTCACGGTTGACGGAATCCCGGTATGGTGATATTATGATTATATATAGCCGTTTCTGGCTCTTTTTGTCGTGCTCTCGCGTGCAGCTGGCACCGATCCGGGGCGCAGCGTCCGAACAGTGGCAAAAGTATGTTCTATTTTGGATCCACTGTACAACCGCCCTATTCGGCTTTTTAACGGCCGATTAGATTACGGTTGAAGAAGTCTAGCCTTGTCAGTTTTGCGGGCGTTGTGGGTGAAATTAGAGTATCAGTTATTGACGCTTGAAAAAAACCCGGCACCGGTCCGCAGGTGATCCGCAGGCTTTTATAAAATTGGTCGTACCGGTTGTGAAACTAACGGTATTTCTGGAGGCTCTTGAATATTCGCAATATTCAGACTCAGAAAGGTCCCGAAAAACCGGCACAAAAATGGAACGGCTCAAAAATAACTTCTTTTCTGGATTTCCATTTTGTTTATCTTGCATATATTAATCCATAGCATCTTCCAAGGGGCTGTGGAAATTCACGAATCAATTTAATTTATTTAATCCCTCGGATTTTCTCCTAGCTGTATTCTTCGTTTTGTATGTGGTCCGTTGTTTCCGGACTTTCATCTTCTGTTCCGTCTTATCTTTCTTCCTACGTACTTTATTGTGTGCTGATCGTTCAGTTGAGAATCCCATATTTCCCCTCCCTGTCCTTAATCTTCTGGTTTCTGCTTTTGAAACTGATAATTTCTATGTCTGTTTGCAATTCCTGTGGTATCCGCCCAACGATGATTACTCTTAGTGGCTCCAATCTCCGGACCATCTCTTGAAACCCCTTACAAAATTCCAGTCGTGATGCTTTTGATTTCACTCGCCCATTGGTGCAGCAGGCAACCGTGCTTCTTTTTGGTATTCCGTCAAAAATCCAATCATAGCAGTATTCCGGCGGTATGTTCACGTTTGGAATCACTCGAATCCCGTTCATATACAGGTAATGTGCTATCGCATGATTGCGGTACTTCTGCCAGATGTTCATAGCAAATGGCATACCACCTTCTCCGACTGCCATGCTGAAGTCCGGTGCGATCACACTGTTAAAGCATTTTAGATGCTCAATATATTTATCCGGGCAGTTCCAGATTTTCTCAAATTGGTTGTCGTGGATGTAGAAATTGACGGTCAAGTCCCTGTGGTTCTTTATCCGCCGGTCGAAGCTGTCCTTGAAATCTACAGTATCCGTTCCAGGTCTGCCGATATACCGTGGCATCATAGGGAACTGGTACGGTCCGTCCAATTCTGCTCCCTCGATCATATATTCTCTCATTACATCATATGCGGTATGATTCATGGTTATCACCCCTTAAAAACGCAAAAAGACATCTTGTTCCGGGAATTGGAACCGATGTCGTCATTAGTATGTTTTCATACTATCAGATATTCACTTAAATGTCAAAAAATTACATCTCTGCTCTTCCGTTCATCTTTTGTATATTATTTAGATTGCAAATGCGTAAGTGTAGTTAAATTCCTTTTCGCATCCATCCACATAGTTGATTTTCCTGTAAAATACGGCGTGTCGTTCTGAGAACTTATTTAAAAAAAAGTATTCAGAACAACTCTGTTTACCCCGCTCGATTATTGACTTTTTTTTTACATCTCCGGTCTTTAAAAAGAACAAAATTTCGCACTCCTGCGGGCGCTTCGGGTTCACTATTATTTTGTCCAAAAACTCACCCAGAACAGCTTTGGTAATATCTTCCGGACCGATTCCTTGCAAGTCATTTAGTGTTTTTCCGATTTCCTTTAATTTCAAATGAGAATCTTTGTTGGCTTCTTCTTTCGATTCCAGTTCGGAAAGCTTATTGTTTATATTTTGGATTTCATCCTTGAATCTTTCATTTTTTTCAAGGTATTCAGAGTTTGTTATGATTCCATCCAGATTAAGGTCGAGAAGTTTGTCTTTCTTTTTCTCTAACTGAAGGATCATATTTTTAAGCCGGTTTATCTCAGCCCCATCGTTGCTAAAGTCTATGTTCTTTTCGACCAAACTTATATATTTTTCAATAGCTGTTTGGATATCCCCAGATTTGTTGATAAGGTCTGCAAGCATTATTCTTAATTCTTTCTCATGTATTCCGAAAGAATTGCAGCTCTGTGCTCCATTTTTTATGCGATAACTGCATACCCATCTTACATCTTCACGTCCTCTTGCAGTACGTTGTTTCATCCAATACGGTGCTCCATCGTTCCCACAAAAGATATACCCGGTAAATAAATTGCTTTGTTTGAAAGACGTTCTGTGGGATTTGATCGCATCGCTTCGTGTTTGCATAATGACATTTGCCTTATTCCATACGGATTCATCTACAATCTGTGGAACATGGTTCCCATCGTCTTTGTACATTGTCCATTCGTCCTCTGGCAAAAACTCTTGCTTTTTAGTGAACATATCGACAACTTTTACTTTACCGCCGCAATAATAACCTTTATATTTTGGATTCTTGATTATCTTTTTGATATTATCTCGGCTGAGTTTTCCGCCTTTGTAATTTCGATATCCTTTTTTGTACAGGTATTTCTCAATAGTGGATGTAGACCATTCTCCTGTAGAATATTTTTCAAATATCTCTTTTACCATTGGAGCTGTTTTGGGATCAATTGTAAGTTTTCCGTCTTTTTTGATATATCCGTATATTCGAGCGCCGAGAACTACACCATTTTTTATTGACTGCGCATGCCCGAATTTTATTCGATTGGAGAGTTTTCTTGATTCATCTTGGGCAATTCCGGACATTATAGTAAGTCGTAACTCACTATCTTCGTCAATCGTATTGATGTTGTCGTTTTGAAACCATACACACACACCATACATCAGTAATTCTCTTGTATATTTTATGCTGTCTAGCGTATTTCTCGCAAACCTGGTAATTTCTTTCGTTACAATCATATCAATCTTTCCAGTTTTGGCATCTGCCATCATGCGTTGAAATTCGTCCCTTTTCTCAGTTCTTATTCCCGATATTCCGTTGTCAATGTACGCACCAACAAACACCCAGTTTTTATTTTGTGCAATGAAGTTTCTGTAATATTCATCCTGGTGATGTATAGAAACCTGTTGGTCTTCTGATTCTGTGCTTACTCTTGCGTAAAACGCCACTTTTAATTTCAGATCGAAAATACTGCAAGTTTTCAGTATTTCTCTAGTACGATAAACGTTCATGCCCCGTTCTCCCTTCTGTTTGGAAGAGCAGAGATAAGATTATTATAACTTCTATCTCATCTCCGCTCAATAGTTTAAGCTAATTTTCAGAGAGAATTTCAATGTCAATTTTCTCTTTCATTTCTTTACTGATTAATCCCTGAAGGTATATGTGCTCGTTCAATGCCAGTAATAATGCTTTGTTCATGTCGCACTCCTTTCTTTGATAAAAAGGTTCAAAATCCTTTTAAAACATTTTATGCATATATTTCTATGTAAACTTATGTAAAATGGATTCTAGCGTTTTTTGGTCAATCAATTACTTTGTTTTACAACAAATCAAATATATCCATCTGTCCTTTGATTTCATCTTCCTTTTCATCTGTGAAAAATTTGCAAGCAATGTAGTTTGGTTTCCAGTCCACATCTCCATTGTAGTTCAGACACCTCGGATGTTTTCCAGGCCGGTACCGCAGACATTCCTCACATCGGTGATACGGATTTGTTCCACCGGAATCTTTGTACATTGCGCTTATCTTAATCATATGGGTCACCCTCTTCAAACAAACTGTACTTTCTTAAAATTTCCACTTCGTGTTCGCACAGCTTTATCTGGCATTCATTGTACAACTGCCGTGCAAGAGTACCGATAGTCGGTTTTCCTTCATTTGCCTGATGCACATATTTGTTACTCTTTTCCACTACATTCATCAGCTGTTCCGGTTCAAAGTCGTATGCTCTATGTAGTGCCAAAAGCAATGTTACACTGTTCTCAACATTCGCCCAGTCCTGTCCGTCCGTAAATCCTTGTTCGAAACCGGCGTTGTAGCTTTTCTCTCTTTCTTCTTCCCTTGCGTTTTCTACAACTTTGTTCAAAACGCTCACGCTTCTACTGATTCCGTCTTCCTTGCCTTTCTGGTACGCTTTTTCAATCTCTTCATTTCTGGCTGCCAGAACTTTTTCTCTGGACTCGTCAAACATCCGCTGCATTCTTTCAATCTTTGCAACTGAATAAGGCATAGTTACCGGTTTCCCTGTGAATTTTCTTTTTAACACCGCGCTGTTCATTTTGCCCCTCCCATGATACCTGCTATCATTTGTTGTTTCATTGTTTCCGCTATGTGCTCCCGGACAGATTCTTCCGGAAATGGGATCTCAAGTGACCGCTCCAGAATCCGGTTGGTAATACGCTCATCATAATTCAGTCGAGAAATACAGTAATTACTTGTGAAAATCGTGATTTTTCGGCTTGTATAACGTCCGTCGATAATTTCATAATATTTTTCATTTACCCAGTCCTTTTCGGTTTCTGTGCCGAAATCATCAATGATTAGAATATCTGCTCTGGCAAGTTCATCAATCAACTGTTCTTCCGTTTTATCCGGACTGTATCTTTTTCCCCATGTGGACTTGATCTCGTCAAGGATTTTCATAGACGTTGAAAATTTTACCTGTTTCTGATGTTTTTCAATCAGTTCATTCGCCAGGCTGCATACCATTCGGGTTTTTCCAGAACCTTTCGTGCTAGAGTAAAAATATAGTCCAATTCCCTGTTTTTGCATATCGCTGATATTTTCCATCCAGTAGTGAACAGCTTTCGCAGCCTGTCTTATTGTTTCCTGGCTCTCCGGCAACTGATATACTGTCGACCGAAAATTATTAAACATTGCATCCTTGTAGATGTCTGGAATCTCTGCAAACTTAAGCTGATTTCTATGAATCATTTTTTTGCGGATACCGCAAGAACACTCCTGGCAGTACGGAACCCCATATTGATCACGGCTCCATACCCATCCGGAATCATCGCATAAACGGCAATGTGTCTGAATTTCCGTCATCACCGAGTGTTCCAAACGGGATAAGTGGTTCGACTTTTCTTTGAGTTTTTGCACCAGATCCATGTTTCCTGTCCCCATTGTAGTTACCCTCCAAAACCTTTAAGAAATTATTTGGTTTTACAAACCAGTCAAAAGTAATCATCCAGCCATTTTTGTTTTCGCCTCTCAGGAAATCGCTGTGGCGAATGTTGTCCATAGCCTTTAAGAGATCGTCCATGCCATACTCTCTTATTCGTCCTTTGAGCATCTGGCCTCTTTTTGATGCTGGTTTGATATCCCTGATAGGAGCAATGCCAACGTCCTGTAATTTGTTCCATTCCTCGATAACACGTCTGACATCTGTCTGACGAATAGTATCTTTAGATACTATTAAATTATTATCTTTTTCTTTATCTAATTCTTCTTTCTTATTCTTTATCTTATTCTGTTGCGTGACGTCACGTGAACTGTCACGTGACATATCTTGTTCAATTGCAAGTTTCTGCCGTTCTCTCTGTTTCTGTTTCCTAATTCTATTCTGTTCTCTGATCTTGTCCATGCCTTCGATATTCTGATGTTCTTCCCATCCTGGAATTGCAAGCATATTTCCATCTCTGGTAATCATTCCAAAATTTTCCAAAGCAGTCAATGCAAGTTGTATTACACTTTCATCAAAGCCAAGTTCATCTGCCAGCAGCTTTTCATTATATGGAATGTTTTCTGTCAGAAAGATAAGCCCATTAGCATTGCATCTTCCGGCCATTGTCAGAAGCATAACCCAAATAAGAACTATGTTGTTTCCTTCTGGAAGTTTTCTGATATGACCGATTTTAACATTATTAAACATCTCTGTTTCAATTTTGATCCAGCTTACTTTAGCCATTAATATAATTTCCGCCTCCATGCACCATCTTATGACACCTCTTGCATAAACAAATTCCGTTGCTTACATCATAAGCAATATTTTCATTATCATAGCAGTCTCTAAATCTTATTTTATGGTGAGCTATGTTTGATTTTGGTCTTCCACACATCTGGCAAATATATTTATCACGTTCTAAGACTTTTTTTCGCCATTCTCTATATTCTTTCGTATGTCTTTCTCTTTCTCGTTCTCCATATCCTGTGGTTTCTTTAAACAGAGGCAATTTATATATACCATTTGTCGTTTTTTTCAAATACCCATTTTCAATCAACTCAAATATATCCTTTTCAGTTATACTTATAATTTGAAAAATCCGTTTCCAATTTCTTAAATATCCGTCATTGTCTGATCGCATACACAAATGAAAATATGCACATTGCGCACTGGCTGACATACTTAAGAATGCGTCACTGTCAACAATTTTCATCGTAAACATTCGTTTCTGTGCCATTTATCTATTCCTCTTCTCTCCAACCTAATTTCTGCCCGCACCTGTTACAATAATTATTCATACCAATATACGCATGATATACCATACTGGAATGAAACATATCTTCTGGGTTATCACTGTTACATTTAGAATCTACATCATCGTCCGAAAAATCAATGATATGCAATCCGCACGGCGGGCATATGCAGGCGTACAAGTTTACATCACGATGACAGTCAAACCCAACATCTTCGTATAAAACTTTCTTCGGGATCTGTTTCTTCAATGCCTTAACCGCCAGCTCCAATGCTTTCTGATATTCCACAAGGTCAGGCATATATGGCCAGTCTTGTTTGATTAAGTTAATGCGTTTCTGCAAGATTTCGATTGCTTCTTCTGGTTTCATGTTAGTCCTCCGTTCCAAACATTTTATCCAAAATATGTTGGCAACCTTTTACCGCCTTTTCGAGGTTTTCATACCATGGTCTCAGCGTGCATCTTTCTTTGTACCCGTCACATTTAGTGCCGGATAGAATATAATTTCTGCATATACCGTCTTGACTTGCACAACATTTATTCATTCTTCATCTCCTTCAATTTCCTCTCAGCATCAGGCTTAAAGTATTATATCCCGGGCAAGTTCTGACTCCATTTCTGGTATCTCTTAACAATACGCAATAAGGATATAATGCCATGACCTCATAGACGTGTTCCGTGATGTCCTCGCCACGCTGATCGATGTATTTGAAACATTTGCCCGGTCTAAGAAAGTATCTTGCACATACATACGCTTTTGTTCCGAATCTTACGCTTGCGCTACTCATTTGTGTTCCTCCTGTAATAATTCTGGGTTGTCGAAAATATTACCTCTGACTTCTACTTTGTTATTCCAATATCCTAATTCGTGTCTCAGGTAAGTTTCGTCTGGAAAATCAACATAAAAACCTTGATTACATTCTTCGAGTGCAAATCCCGTAGTGTACAACCCAAACTTGACTGGTGTGTAAATATCCGAAACAGTCTTTACAATATCGTTCTCCCATATTTTGTTTCCGTATTTGTCGCAAAGTCCTGTGAACTGGCAGAGTGTTTCTGGATAAATAGGTGGTGCGTATAAAACGCCTGATTCAACTGGTTGCATTCGATATTCAAATAAGTTTGACCGTGAATGATCTATAACTAAACACCCCTCAATCCATTCACCGCGTTCACCGTTATCAATCCGCTTTGCCTTGAAAAGAATTTCTCTCATATAGTGTTGTCCTCCTGTGCCTTAGAAAGTGGTTCAAATCTTCTTTTCTGTTTGACATTTGGATATTTCTCTCTGTCCACATCACTCGTAAACATAGCCAATGGTCTGCACCATGTTACAAGCGGGTCTGCAAAGCACTTATAGATCACCATGATTTCATCAGATTCTGTATGTACTGCGATATCGGTGACAATATAGGTTCTTCCTTTGAAGTGTTTATATCTTCTTCTGACCATACTGTCTTTTAACTTTTCCAATGTTTCAATTGATACGTTGCTCATTCAGCTCCACCACCTTTCACGATTTTGATTGCAAATTCAAACGCATCAGTTTCACCCTCGAAATACTCTGATATATTTTCCTTCTGTAATGCAGTAGCTCTTGTCTTTCTTGTTTCCAACTGCTCAATAACCTTGTCCACATCAAAAACTGTCGGCTGCTCGTCAATAACTGCACCTATTGCAAAATCCATATCCGAATTCCCAAGAGAGTCAATTATTTTGTCTGCATCAATCAGTCTGCTCATTTAATCACAACCCTCTTTCTCATCAAAAGCCGTCGGCTGTTCATCAATTATTTCTTTAATTGATTCCAAACATAAACGACACATATAATCGTTGTCATTTTTTTCTTCTTCGATAGCTTCTTTTAGCTTATCTGCATCTATTAGTCTGCTCATATTCTATTCTCCTAACTGTTTTAAAATTTCTTTTGCAATTTTATTACTTTCCTGCATGGAAACTCCCCATCCATTATATTTTCTGTGGCATTCATCACAGTTCCATTCATCACTATCACTTTCTTTAATTTCGCTATTGAATCTGCAATTATCGCAATACATATGATCGAGAGTGCTATAAATGATGTTTGCAATATCGTCTTGTTTACTATTAGCATCGTCTACGTATTTCTGTCTGTTTAAATATTCAAATATTCTCAGCTCATTTTTTCCGACCCATTTAATCCATGCACCGCAATCCCCGCAATACAATCCCGTATTATTCCCAACTTTCTTGACAAAAAGGTTTTTACTATTGCACTTTGGACATTTATATTCTTTCATTTATTTTTCCTCCCACACTCCCAACAACCGCATTCTCTCATATAGTACAGCGACGGTCTTGCGTCTGTATCCGTAGAAGTCTTTCGGATTCATCGGGATATATCTTTCTTTGCTGATTTTCCTGTAGCTTTTCCGGTGTAGGATATTCTCGATAACCATATCCGCTATCACCGTGTTTTTCGGGCAAGCTGACAAGGCAGCACCAGAAAGCAGGTATCCGTACTCTGCCGGGAAGTCTTTCAGCATCGTATTCAGTTTTTCAATGTCCTCTGCCGGAATACCGTAGTCTTTCAGCTTTTTGTTTCTTGTCAGCATACCGTTCTCCTTTCTACTCATCTGGATGGTGCTTGTCGTACATGATTGCTACGCATACAAGACCAACCACTCCGAATATGGTTCCAAGGATGAACACTAATAAGAATGTAATCATGGCTCGTCCTCCTCAACATAATCTTCGCAATCTTCTGCATATTCATAACTGTCCATATCATCACATCTGCACTGACAAGAATCCTGCTTAGTACAGCAGATGCAGCACTGTGTTTCGTTGTCCGGGCAGTCTAATTTGCAATATCGCATTTAGTCCTCATTATATGGTTCTGGAAGTGGCATCCAGGCAATAACACAGTCTTCATCATCCCATTTTCCATTTTCGATACCGCACATTCCCGTGAATGGTTCTTCCTGTCCGACAAGCTCTCCGTCTAAAGTAGTGATATATGTTCCGTCTTCCGGTAATCTTTCACTGACCGGAATCCAACCATTTTCTTTCTCGTCCTGTTCCAGATCATCCTTAAGCTGTTCTATCATTTCCAGAACATCACTTGCTAAAACCATCTGGTGGTCATCCACAAGTTTCTTCATGAAATCATGATAATCCGATAATCTGTCTCTGATATGGCTCATACTTCCACCTCCTCATAAGTTTCTCTGAATATATCTGGCTTACACGGATAAAATTCACCGTGAACGCCGCGGATGATATAATCCCCAATGTTTGCCAGATGTTCGCCCTCTAATGTCTTAATAACCAGACCGCCTGGAACCTTCCATTTGTCGATATAGAAGTTGTCAGATACAATCGGGAAATCAGATGTCATATACTCATCCGGACAATTGCCATTTGTTAGAAAATCAAATATTTCTCGCTTATTTGTACCAGTCCACTGTACTGCATCAATTACAACTGGCTTCTTTCTGTACTTCATACAACCACCTCACTATCTTCCGGCATCTGGAAATCAATATGTCCGTTTATGCAAGCTTCCTGAATCATATCCAGTACTTTCATGGCTTTTTCTTTTGAGAAGTATTTACCAAGTCTATATCTGTTTTCGTCCTCTAGGCTTGAAATAACAAAATCCTCGTCATCTTCCGCAATATAAGCTACAGTCAAATTGCTAAAGTTTAATAAAAATGCTTTATTCTGACTTCTGATTAACATTTTGTGTCCTCCTTATTCAATGAAACTTGTTCCGCACTGGCAATGGTAACTAATATGTCCGTTATACTTACTTACATTTGCTATTACCTTTCTACCGCACGAAAAACAAGTTACCTCTTTTGTCAGTGGTTTTGCATATTCTTTCACTTTTTCGTCTTGAATGAATCTCTGACCGCACCAGTGGCACTGCTTAGTGCTATATGGCATCTTTCCGCAAATAGGACATTCCGGAATCATTCCGTAACCATCATTTACGATAGGGAGTTTGATCGGCTCTCGCTTCGAATAGATGTTCCAGAGTTCTTTTCTGCGGTTTTCTTCGTCCTGCGCTATTAACGCCTTGTACTTCTCTTCCTCTTCTTTATCCCAGTAAATGATACAGGCTTTGTCTTCTGGTGAAATTTCTTTGATGTACGGCTGTGTTGTACAATGATAGCCTGTTTCACCCTTTCTTCCTCTTGGCTGGCATCTCATACAGCCACCGCATTTTTTATCCAACAATTCCTCTGGATAAATGCTTGTGCTAGAACGTCTTTCTCTTGCTGGCATTCCGTCACTGAATTTGATTTCACTCATTATTTACCCTCCTGTTCCACTGTGCTACAGCTTCTTCCTCTGTTTTTCTCCAACGTTCCACCATTCCATCGCATTCTGTACAAGCTACAAGATATTCTTTTCTTGAATCGTTATATTCATTAATCAGCATTTCTGCTTTTCCTGCGCAAAACGGACACGGTTTTAATTTATCCATTTTCATCCTCACTTTCCCCATGTAAGCAACTGACACGCTATCAATTTAGATTTACGTTCATTTTTCTTGCTATGGCTTCTATAACTGTCACTGTTACTCCGTTTCCTGCCTGTTTGTAAAGCTGACTATCCGAATTAACAAACTGAGCCTTTTCAAAATAATCATCAGACCAACCTTGCAGCCTAAAGCATTCTTTCGGTGTCAGCTTCCGGATTGCTATGTAACACTGATATTTTTCATACCAGACTGCATATACAGTCAATTCTTCCGACACTTGAACGAATATCCCCTGATTGTAACTTGTGTCTAATGTGTTTTCTTTAACTTTGATTCCAACTCCATGCCGGTCCTGTCCTGTCAGTGTGAACATTGGCTCGCCATCTTCTTTGAATCTTCTTCCGTTCTGACGTTTTTCTATACGATCTGGTGTCAATACTGGGATTACAATCTTATTTCCCTCTCCTTTATTTGTTGTTAAAGTAGGGCTTAAGTCAGTCGAATCATACACATTTCCGTTCATTCCTTTTCCTGACGGGTTCACATTGCATACTACTCCGACACTTCTAGGCTCTTTATAATCTCTGCTTGTTAGTGTTGGACAAATATTTTCATATATGCGTGCTTTTCCATCTTGGCCAATATAACTTGTATCAAATAATATGGATACTTTGGGTTCTGTGTTTCCTCCCGGCTTCGTACTGATTGTTGGTGCCAACCCATTGTCGCTATAAACTCTGTCTCGCTGTGAATTTCTACCATTAAGGCAACCAAAAAGATTTAACGAAACACTATTTTCTCCGTCTGTTCCTTCGATAGGAAATACTTTTGCGGTACTTCTTCCTCTAAGATGTCCGACAATGAAGCACCTTTCTCTGTTCTGTGGCACTCCGAAATCTTTGGAGTTGAGCACTTGCCATTCTGCATCATACCCCTCCTGCTCCATTTCAATGAGCAGTCTGGCGAAATCCCATCCTCCATTAACACTAAGTAAATTCTTAACGTTCTCAATGAAAAGGTAAGTGGGTTTATTTTCTTCTTCGAGCTGTCCGACAAGGTACATAACTCTGAAAAACAGGCT